CAACAACTGATTGGAGAATGAAATGGTCACACAAAACAGGGCACGAGAAAACGCAGCGTTCAACGTATGCCCGAAACAAAGAACACACGTCCCGCAAGACTCGTTCTTGCAGAACAACAAGTTCTTGATTGAAGGAGCAGCAAAGGCACCGCGAGGCGGCGCTTGCGAAGGCAAGGACGTGTCGATGTGGTTTCCCGTATCAAACCGAGGCACATTCCGGAAAGATGAAATTGAGAGACAAAAGGTTGCCGTGGCCACTTGCCGGCTCTGCCCGATTCGCGGAGAATGTCTCATGTACTCGCTCGAACACGAGCCAATCGGAATCTGGGGCGGTTTCCCCGAGACCGCAAGAGCACTTCTCGGGACGTATTGGAAGATTCATAACAAGAGGTCATGGAACGTCAAGGCATCCTTCCTGAGGTATAGGAAGGTTATGGACTATATTGTGAACCCAGAAGACATCAAATTTGTAAAGGCCCTGGCACATGACAAAAATCTTGCACAACCATCTTTTGCTGAACGGTCAGGCTTATCAGCCACCGCGCAGCGTCGAGTCAGTCTCGGATTGGCTGACACAACTAGTTGACAAGATTGGCATGAAGATTGTTACCGGTCCTCATGCTTATTACGTGGAGAGTGAAGGAAACCGCGGAATCACCGCGTGCGTGTGCATCGAGACATCGCACATCGCTTTCCACGTGTGGGACGAAGAAGTTCCGGCGCGCGTACAGTTCGACTTGTACACATGCTCCACTTTGCCGGTTGACAAAGTCCTGGCTGAGTGCGAGAAGTTCTTTGACATGGTGGATTACAACTATGTCGTACTGAACCGCGAAGACGGATTCGTCATCGAGAAAACAGGTCAGCGTATTTAGCCATGGGCAAGAAGAACAAGAAGGTCGCCCGCGGCGCACAGCAGCGCGAGAGGTTCAACTACCTCACCGGAAAGACCGAGATTGTTCCAGGCACCAAAGCAGGAAAGCGGCGCACACGCCTTTCGTACGGAGACCCACTACGCACGCACGACCTCCACGGCCCGGTCGGCAAGAAGTCAAAGAAGAGCAGGCGCAGCGAAGACGAATAACGCCGATAGCCTGACCCGATGGACATCGACATCGACATTCCCCCTCTCGCCAACAGAATGAGAATCCTGAACGAATACAACAAGGCAATCAAGTTCATGGGCTTTGAGCACGCCTCGCGCGCATACCGCCGCTCGATGCGAGACCTCTACGAAAGATACAACCCCGAACTCGCACGCCAGCGAGCGTGGCAAGAAAAGAAAAAGGGCTACTCCGAGGATTACTAAAAGGGAAGTTTCGCCCAGCGTCCCCGCCGCGCCGCGTCGTGGACCGACGTAATTCCAAGACGCCGATACATCGCCCGCGTTCCTGAGTTGGAATCAATCGCGTGATAAATCGACGGGTCGTCCCCGTAGCGAGAGAACACATGGTTCAGCATCTGGTGCTCTTTGATTTTCGGAGCGTCCTGCCCGTCATAGCCAGTGTCGTTGAAAAGCGCCACGTTCGGCTGCCACTCCGTCTCATCCACGATTCGCTTCAAGGTAGGAATCGCCCACTTGATGTTCCGCGCGGTAATCAGGATGACGAACTCCGGACGCAACAACTCCACCATCCACTGGCGGTACTTCTCGTGGTTCTTCACGAAGTCCTCAAAGCCGTACTGGTACATCGAGCCGAAGTTTGACGACAGCGCCACGTTCAAGTCCATGAGGACGATGCGGTTATGGACTTTCTTGTCGTCAATCACGCGAGAAGTTTACCCCTCGTACTTGGTCAGTTGGTCTATGTGCACGACCCGCGTGTTCTCAGGGTCGTAATCCGACGGAACGCCAATCTCCCACCCTTGCTTCTGGGAGATGTATCCATAGACCTCGACTGAATCCATCTCTGGCCCGATAACCCGAGCAGCGAACACCTTCATGTTCTCTTTGTCGTTTTGCCTGCGCCGAATCGCCACCGTGTTGCGCGTACGCAATCTACGGACCTCTGTGTTCTTGCCTACGTCAGGAAGGTCGCGATACTTGGCATGCTCCGTCCAATGCCAGACATGACCGTGCCAGTAACTGTTGGTCAGTTTCGCAACGGCTAGTTCGCACAGCGCCGAAGCAACCTCGGCCGTACGGTTGTCCTCTTGTCGAGCCTTGTCCTGATAGTGAGGAGCGTCCTTGGAACCCCAGCGCGCCACGCACCTGGCTATCCCTACCGCATTGGCCCGTTCGTATTCCCATTTTTCAATTTTTACGATTGTCATTATTGGCAGTGTATCTAGCGATATGGATTTCCGTGCGCCCACGCCGTCAGTGCATAGCGGACCCCGGAATCGACCGGTAAAACTTCGTGCAGAGTCCACGAAGGCCAGACTGTCGCCATCCCCTGAACCCTGGAGATAGGCGAATCCTCCGGACCCGCGTACAGAACCACATCGCCCCCCTCGTAATTCTTCTCGGCAGTCAACTGGCAGGTCATGGACAACTTACGCATCCGCGCCGCCCCATTCGACCAATCCGTATGGCGTCCATATCCGTCCCGCTTCTCATACTGCATCACACGGATGGAAGGAACCTCGGAATACTCCAGTTCCCAGACGTTCCCTAGAGCAAACGCCCCGTACACCCTGGAAGCCACGCTAGAGCCGTCAGGAAACGTTATGGCGTGTGGGTCTACCAAATACTCCCTACAGCGCCTTAGAACGCTTCTAGAGGCATCCTGACGCGTGTGGACGAGTCCCTGGTGTGATTCTCCGTAGCGGATAGCCCAGTCCGTGATAGCCAAACACTCTGAAGCGCTGAACAACTGGGTTCGGGCAGACAGTCCGTCGGACACCACTGCCACTTTCTCGATTGCCATTTCCTACAGTCTCCCTATACAGCCGGTACTATCCACAGCATACAATACCCTCACCCCTACACTGAGGAATCATGAGCCTCCAAAAAACCCGCTACCCACAATGGGTAAAAGACTATGTCGTGAAACTGCAGGGAGAACTCAAACTCGCTCACTGGACAATCACCTTCGGTAAAACTTACTGCAGCGATATCGCAATGGCAGAGATATCAATCTCCCCAGCACAGCACTGCGCGACCATCACTCTGTCCAACGAGTGGAGAAAGTGGAACCCGTCGGTGATGCGGTCAACGATAGCGCACGAACTCATGCACTGTCACGTCAACCCCATCAACGAACTCGCAGAAGAACACTTGGAAGAGTTGGCACCCCGTACGGCAGAAGAACGCAAGATGGGTCTCAACTACGTCAACGAGAGAGTCACGGACGCACTGGCGGAGATGATTGCACCTCACCTGACGCTACCGAGACTGCCGGTACGCGCACAATCCAAAACATTATCGCACACTTTAGCATACTCTCGCACGCTTAAGTCTAACAAGAAAACTGGAACGGGTGGCAAGAAGGGTAAGCGTCCCGTAAAAAAGCGGGCACATAAGCCGTCGAAAAAGGGCGCACGCAGAAAATAGTTTGGAAATCTGGGCTCAGAACTAAAAATCCGGCTTGTCTGCGCGCGTGAAATTTTTACGAAAAGAAGGCCTAATTAACCCAAAATCGCCGGAACACCATATTTTGCGTGTTTAATCCTGCTCTAGCCGTCTCCTTCGCAACGTTTCGTCCGACACATTGACTTCCTTCAGATATTTTTTCTTCTCCCACGCTTCCAATGCTTTCATTCCCTTCGGCGTGATGCGAATATTCTCGCCGTCGCGTGCGCACCAGCCGTTCGAGATGTATCGCCGGATGTATTCGTACGTTTGTGAGAGTGTGGGAACGTTCCGGCCCTTTGCGTGTGCTCCGTCTGCCGGAGTAACGAACTGGATGTATACCGGAGCGTTGAATTCTTTGCCGATTCGGTTATAAAACCGCATGATGTTGAGAATGTTCCACTTATGATTGGTCATTTGTTTCTCCCGGCAATCAATCTAGCCAGCATGACATCCTTTTCCTCCTGAGTGAGAGGTTTTTTCCAGCGTGTGTGTGTCTTGGAGTACTTGCAGTTATGTTTTTTCATCGCGGCCTTCAACTTGTTTTGCGTTTCTTCGCCGAAGAACAGTCTGACGAGATGCAGATACGTGCGGCAGAACTCTCTTCCGTGTCCGGCATACTCTGATGGAGTGAGTACGTGAGCGATTTCGTGCACCACTACCCACTCGGTTCGTGTCTTGCGCGGGAATGCCACAGAGATGTGGGTGTCGTACCGGCAAGTAAGGGCCCGGCGGTGTCCGGCTCCGTTGAGTATCTTCAGTTTCTGCGTGCCAGATACGATTTCCCGCGCGATTGGGTATTTACTTTGGACCCACCGGTTCTCTAAAACCTTCCAGAAGTACTCCTCCAGTTCCTCCATGTCCCGGAACTTTTCTTTGGACCATCCGAACACTTCCCACTCGGAGGCATAGAGCCGGCTGCGTTGGCTGTCGCGCGGGCGCTTCATGAGGCCTCAGAGAAACGGCGTACGGCAGAATAAAACCATTTCTGCTGGAACACCATATTTTCGGGCCAGAGGCAGGAAATAAAAAACGAAATGTATTTATCAATCATGTTGGTATCAATTGTACAGGCAGCGGGCGCAGAAACCAACTTTTACCGGAAGAAAATTTCCTCAAGATTTTTTCACGGGAGGTTGTGATGTGTGGCAGAGCATGATACAATCTAAGTACAACCAAATGAAAGGAATACCAATGACAAAAACAACTATTGAACTTGACGCCAGGATTGAGGAGGCCATTGACAAGGCCATCCAAGCATTCTGGGGAAGCATCGTAGAGAGTTTTCCGGAATCCACCGGAGGAGACTTTGACCCGATGTACGAAGGCGTCATGTACCACGAGGCGACCGGCTGGCTGCGTCACTGGCTAGAACTAAATTGCCTGACCTGCGAGAAGTGCGGGTCGCTGGTGCCGGAAAGCGACGCGTGCTACGAGATGGCAGAAGTTTCGTGCCCGGGTTGTTTTTCAAAGCAGTTCTCCCTATGATAGAATGTGATAACAACAACAACCCAATGGAGGTAACTTCCTGAGAAAAGTATTCGGCTGGCTCTTCGTGGCCTTTATCGCTGCCAATGCGAATGCGTGGGGCATGAGCAATCCGCTCATCCCTGTAGTTCTGCTTGGCGTCATCCTGTATCCATCAATCGTGGGGACCATCGGTCTCTGGCGCTTGCTGAGATTCAACTACTTCCCAACACCACTACAACTACTGAAAGGATTCCGCAAGATATGGCCCGCCGTAAGAAAAGGTCCAGTCGTCACTCGGGTAAGTCGCCCATCATCACGTACACCGTGAGTGTCGCGCACGAACCCGGCAGCGAATGCGACGCATGCGCGCAGCCCCGACCTGTTCTGATTGAGCAGGAAGGTGGCGCGTGGATATGCGAGATTTGCGCCGGCGGTGCAGACGCAGGAGATTTGTGGCGCGCAGCCATGCTCACCGGCGTTTACTCGTGGGGAGGAGACGGACTGTGAAGCAGATTACCGACGAAGTCATCCACGACTACCAGGCCAACCTCTGGAAGAGCGCCGTCGAGCGACATGGGACAGCCCTCAAGGTCCCCAGTGACGAGCAGCAGCGCATCGGAGAACTGGTCCGCGGTCTCTACGTCATGCAGACGTGGCAGGCACATGGAAGTCAGGGAAACCCTGTGCGGTTCATGAAAGATTATTCAATTTCCATGAACGTCATAGGAGTACTTATTCCGGCGTTCTTAGGAAAACAAAAACTGGTCGAGATTGAAGAAGTCAAGCCAGTGAAGCGCGCAGACAGATGGCGCACACTCGAAGAGTGGGCCAAGAAACATACATACCACGAGGTCACGACGGAACAACTTGTCGAGATTTCCGGATTCTCCTACCAGACCGTACTGAACTACGTGAAGACTTCACCGTACTTCCGCAGGATTCAGCGCGGGCAGTGGGAAGTCAGAGACCCCAAAGAAGACAGAGCAAGAGAGAAAAACTAAATGGCAAAGAAAACAGAGTTCCGGCAGCCGCCGGGACCGAGGAACGGCAGCCCATTCCAGGTCGCCAACTTCGTAGAGAAACTTAAAGACAATCCTGGAGAGTGGGCGGTCTACTGCACCGGCAATATTGCGCGGACCGGTCACTCCAAGGCACAGCAATATAAAAAGCGTTATCCAGGCACGGAGTGGATTGTCCGGCGCGAAGAAGACGGCTACACCGTCTTTGGGCGCTGGGTGGGGTAAGGTGCTGCCATGAAGCCACTCACTCTGAGTATCACTATCAACACGTACCGTGAGGGCGTGACGATAGCAAATCTCATTCGAGAGCACGACGAAACTGCTGACGTACACCTGCACGAGGCCAAGAGGGGCAACGGGTGGGTCATCGTCTCCCACATCTGCATACCCCAGGAAGAAACAAACCGGCTACGCAGGCGCATCCGGGAGACCGGTGCCCTGTGCGTGGTGCGGGACGCAGACCAGGCCTAAGGGAACGGCTCCGCGCTAAATAAATCCGAAATATCTGGAACACCATATTTTGGGGACAGGGGCAAGTGAGACAGATTCCCAAAAGTGTCTCAAATAAAATACCGGACAGTTCTTGTGAAATTATGAACAAGGTTGCAAAACCAGAAAGAATGTGCTACAATTTACTTATGACAACACAATACCTATTACAGAAAACCAACGACAAGGGCTACCGGCGATTCGTAGCAAAACTCTTGGGAGACAAGGGCGGAACCACCAGTTCCCTCCATCACGCTCTCACTTGGGACAGCGTGGCGAATGCCGAGACCTTCCGCATCATCAATGGGCTTCACCAGTTTGAGATAGTTCTCTCTGACGGGACTGATGACCAAGATGCCGAGGCAAAAGCATTCTGGGCGGCAAAGAATGGAAAATAATCTTCACTGGACGGATATGCTCCTCGCTGACCCCTCCACAGTTCGTGAATACATCATTGAGGAAGCAATTGACTGGTGGGTGTGTCGTTGCGGCAACAATCCAGACTCAGATGGCTTCTCCACGTGTAGCGAAATAGGCGAACGCTGCGAGCCGACCATTGGACAGTGGGACGGCAAGCACTGGCTCTGCGAGTCCTGCTACCGAGTCATTGACGGCGACACACTGGAAGTAATCAGTGGTTGTAGCCAAGATGTCGTAAATAAAAATGAGGAATATCGCTGGCACGAAGAGTTGTAAGACGTGCTAGAGTATGCTACAATGTAATAACAACCCAATCACAGAAAGAGAAACAAATGAGCAAAACAAAATACCGGTATCACCTTTCGGCTTACCTTTCAGACTTCGTGGAATCAACCAACGAGGATGAGGCGTGGGAAGCATTTCAGGAGATGGTCGCCAACGCCAAGTTGCGTGACTTCATCTTTGAGATGCAAGACATTGAGGAACTGGACGACGCACAATGACCGTTCTTATCAAGATGCCCTTTGACAAGTGGTGCGAGAAATACCAACCAATCGTCAATGTCTTTGACAAGGATGCGTCGTTTAATGACGGCGATTACGGACTTATGTTTGAGACATACGGGAAAGAACTGGACTTTGTTCTTGCCTATGTCAAAGCAAAGCCCCACAATGTCTGGACATACATTGACGGCGAGGAAGGCACGGTAGTCGTGAACGGCTATCACCTAGTAAATCGCATCGGGTATTTCGTGACCTACCAACCGGCAGAATCCGAGGCTTTCTACGAAATTGAGGTTTCGTAGGTTGTCAAGTGTGCTACAATGTGGTACAATGTAAGTATGAACCCAACACAGAAAGAGAACACAATGAAACAATTTATTATCAGGCAAACCGTTGACCTTGACCTCCAGTGGTTGATTGAGGCGGAGTCTGTGGAAGATGCCCTCGCAAAAGCGTGGGGCAACTTTGACAGCGCCAAAGTCGTGGACATCTGTCCTCTTGACTGGGACAAGCCGTGGGATGCCGAAGAAGTAGAGGGTAAAGCACCGTCTTTCCTCTCCGCTAAGGAACTCCGCAAGTGGCAGGAAGTTGGTCTCCTCTAACCAGAGGTTGCCAAACCCGAAAATAAGTGATACAATCTAAGTAACAGCAATAACCAACTCAACACAGAAAGATAAAACAACTATGGGATTAGATATGTACCTTTCCGCCAAGAAGTATTACTCAGGTGCGGATTGGCGAACAGAAGAGAATAAAAAAGACTTTCAGGAACTCCTGAAGAAGTCGGGTATCGCAAAGTATGTGAAAACCGAACTTGCGAGTATTCAGTTGGAAGTATCCATCGGCTATTGGAGAAAGGCGAACGCCGTTCACCAATGGTTCGTGGACAACTGCCAGAACGGCGAGGACGACTGTCGCTACGCCTATGTCGGGCGTGAGAAGTTGGAAGAACTGAAGGCTTTGTGCCAGAAGGTTCTTCTCCAGCCAGCAGTGGCAGACGAAGAACTGCCGACCCAGCAGGGCTTCTTCTTCGGCTCGTACGAGTACGACGAATATTATTTCCACGACATCAAGCACACGGTTGCCATTATTGACAACTGTCTGGCTATGCCTGATGATTGGGAGTTCTACTACCACTCATCGTGGTAGACACGACTGGCTGGGCTTGTCTGCGCGACATTGTCAACAACGGCAACATGACCCAGCCACTAGTGGCTTGTGGTGGGGAGGGATTTCCCCACCACAGGTTGTTATTAGTGATACAATATGATACAATGTAGTTATGAACACAACTCAACAGAAAGGCAACACAATGAACTTAGACGAATGGAACAACAGATACCTCGGAGCGGTCATCGCCGTCGCCGAAGGTTCGGCTAAACCGACCGACGAGATGGAAGATGGCTTCGCAGGCTTCGTGCTTGATGGCATCTTGGCAATCAAGGATGTCGAGACCGACCTCAACGACTGGGACTTGGTGGAACACATCGCAGACTTCTGCGAGATGTCTATCGCCATTCAGGAGCGTTTCTAATGACGACCATATGGCTTGACATAGAGAGTGGTACCTACTACTCGTGCCCGCCCCTGCGCATCAGAACAAACGACTGGTTGGCAAAAGACTGGGAGTGCTGGACTGAAACCATGTCTGACTTAGACCGTCAGGCGTGGGGCGAATACCATCTTCAGTATGGTCAGACTAAACAAGTCCGTCCGTCTGAATGGTGCGACCCAGAAAACGATATTGCGGGATGGCCATACACATGAGCAAGGTCACAATCGTCCTCGCTCTGTGCGTTATCTACTTGGCAGCAGTAATCATCGGAAGAAAGGCAGTCAAATGAATATTCACATCAAAGAACCACACGAGTTCACGCCCGAGGAAGCCCGGAGGTTTATCCAAGCAATCTTGGACTACCAGCCGGAAAGCCGGTGGGAAAGACTCAATAATTGGCTCGCAAAGGTTGTGAGACGACGCAATAAGTGATACAATTGAGTTGTAAGCAATACCAACCCAACAACAGAAAGAGAACATAATGCCAAACTGGTGCTACAGCAACATAGACATCATCGGTGACCGGGACGAACTCCAGAGTTTCGTTGACGCAACCAAAGTTGTCGCAGAGGACGGAGTTGTCCATCACGGACTAAACCACCTCTTCCCAATTCCAGCAGAACTCCAAGCAACGCCGTCGGCGTGGTACGGAGACGCAGAAGAGCAGGCTAAGCAGACCGCCCTAGAAGAGGCGATGTTTGCTAAGTACGGCTACAGGAACTGGTACGACTGGGCTTGCGACGACAAGAACTGGTCTACCAAGTGGGGTGCGTGTGACTTTGAGTGGACTTCGTTTGATATGGATGACAACTACATCGTCGGACCGACTGAGCCGTACATCTCTGCGAAATACCAGAGTGCGTGGGGTCCAGCAGACGGACTCATCCGCAATATCTCAGCCAAGTTCCCGAAACTTATCTTCACCGTGGTCTCCACAGAAGAGAGCGACGCATTCGTCTGCTACTCCATCTTCCGTAACGGATTGCTGGAAGCAGAAGGCGGTGAGGAGCCGGTACAGCCGAAAGAACTTGAGGAACTCTACGAGAAGGACCCTGACGCCTTCTACGAGCAACTCGGTGACTGGCAGTGCGAGTACCAAGACAAATGGTCCAATGAGTGCGACAAGGCTCTCTCTGGGCTGATGTCCAGCCAGAACTAGGTCAATATGTGGGGGGTGACAGATTGTCACCCCTACTACATATTGTATGTGACACCCGACACAAGGGGTGACAGTTTGTCAGGAGGGGGGTGACAGATTGTCACCCCTACCCCGGACACTACTGTCAGGGGGGGGTGACAGATTGACATTCCTTAACTGGTACAAGACCTCGGGAAACCCTTACCCAATAAGGCTTTGCGGGGTTTACGAATTTCCTAACCGTCCCTTAACCGTATTTATAACCGTCACTTAACCACAACGCGCACATAAATGTGCACGGAGGTTGTGAATGGTTAGACAACAATGTATAATGAAGATGTAATACCAACCAACATAGAAAGAAGAAAGCAATGAGCAAGACCAAGACCAAGGCGCCAGCCTCCAAGTACCCACTCATCGCATTCCGCTTGACTGCAGATATGCAGAAGCAGATTGCGGTTGCGGCGAAGGAAGACGGCATCAGCAAGTCGGCTGTCATCAAGTCCGCCATCGAGGCGTACCTCAAGAAGCGCGGCTAGTCAACGTCCCTCGGGCTGGACACACCCAGCCCAAGGGAACGACACAGCGCTAAATAAATCCGATATCCAAGGAACACCATATTGTGTGGCAGGGGCAGTTTTACTGCCGGCCCGGACACCTCCAAGATTTTTTCATAAGAGGTTGTGTCTGTGTCCACTATGTGGTATCCTTGAATCATAAGCAATAACCAACCCAAGAAAGGCAATAGAAATGAAAACCACCAACCCACAACAGAACACGGTTCGCAGCCGCATGACCCAGTTGCGTATTGACGCAGGTCTCTCGCAAGAGGCACTCGCCAAAGCAGCAGGAATCGACCGCAAGACCGTGAATCGTATTGAGAACGGGCACTTCTCCCCGAACCTCGATACCTTCTTCCGTTTGTGCGTCGCGCTTGATGTGCGCCCAGCAGACCTCATGAAGGGAATCGGCAAGTGAGTCGCCCGACAATCGCGATGAAGCACTACGCAGACTCGCTCGTAGGTAAAACTGTTTCTCGTGTTCGCACGGTGACTCAGGCTGAGATGGATGACCTGATGTGGTTTCCTATCAGCAATCCGACCACCGTAATTGAGTTCACGGACGGGACATACGCGCTAGTCGCCGCCGACCCAGAACTCAACGGTACGGGCTTCCTAGACATCGGAAAGTACTAACCTGACCGCATGGACAACCAAGAGACGATAAAGAAACTCGTGGACGAGGCCCTCGCCGGAATCTCCGGTAGAGACCTCGTGTCCTCGGCTGAGATGACAGACCTGCTGCTTGACATCAGACTTCATCTTCTGACATCAGAAGTTGCGGAAACGCCAACTTCGTGATACAATAGAGTCATAAGCAATAACCAACCCAACAGAAAGAGAAAACAATGAAAATCAAATCAACAGATAAACACACCAAGCACGGCGTACTCGTCGGTCACTGTGGCGTAGATAGCGGTCAGATTATGTTTGCTGACCCTTGCTATGTCAAGGACTTCCGTATGGAAATGGATGAGGAAGGCGGTCACTTCACTGCCGACCTCAAACCAGATGCTCGTGGTGAGTATCCATTCACCTACAACGGTGCTTGCTCTGCTACTTGCTCGGATGAGCAGGCAGGGCAACTCGGTCACAGCACCGGCGTTGTAATGTCAAGCGGTTGGGGCGACGGTTGCTACCCCGTCTATGTCAAGTACGGAAGCGACGGGCGTGTTGCCAGCGCAACAATCGTGTTTGTCGGCGAGGACGATGATGAGTACTAAGCCTTATCGTTTTCTAGCCGACGAGCGTTTTGTCATAAGCATGATGCCAGCCGACCTCAGAAATGAGGTTGCCGAAATCTTGGCGCAGAACCCCACCCACGAGGAAGCCTTGTGGTGGGGTGATGCCAGTGACGAGGACTACGAGCAACTTGCTTATTCCATGATGAACGACGACTATTTATGGAATGTGTGGCGTGAATGCTTTTATCGCTCAATGACAGAAGAAAAGCGACACATAGAAATCCGGCAAAAAGAGTTGCAAGACAAGCAATAAGGTGATACAATAGAGTTGTGGGCAGATGACATTCGTTCTGCTGTAAAGGGTTGAGGTTCTAGACCAAAAAGCCCGTTCCCACACTAAACCAATCAACTAACAGAAAGATAAAACAATGGGATACTTCGTAAACATAACTGACCAAAACTTCTTCGTATCAAAGGAAAACTTCGATGCGGCGTACAAGGCGATGTGCGCTCTCAACGACAGAGACGACCTGAAACACGGCGGCTCGTACGGTGGGGACGGAATCAACGCAGACAGCCCGCGACCGGAGGGTATGACCTACCACCCTGCTCGCTGGTTCTCGTGGATGCCCGCAAACTACCCAGAGGTGTGCAAGGACTTCATTTCAATCCTGCAACAAATGGGGTTTGATACAGACCTTGATGCTGACGGGAATCTTATTCTTGTCCACTACGACAACAAAGTAGGCGCAGAAGGTCACTTCTTTGAGGCAATCGCCCCGTTTGTAAAAGACGGGTCGTTCATTGAGTGGCGCGGCGAAGACGGTGCTGAATGGCGCTGGCTCTTTACTGGCGGCAAGGTCGTTGAGCAATCGGCAACGAAAATCTGGGCATAGAGCATTTCAAGGTTGCAAGAGTAACCTTGACGTGATACAATAGAGTTGTGGGGTTCGCAATGATACCCGAGTAAGAGTGCCGTAGTCGGTACCACCCCACACTCAACAAACTCAACACAGAAAGATAAAACAATGACAAAAGATACATACGGTAAAAACAAATCAGTGCCATACAGCCACACGCGCGGAACTGTCTCTGACAACTCTCGCTATCTGACCGATGCGACCGATAAGGGCGTCACTCGGACAGAAGGCAACGACACTGTCATGACCCTCCGGAACTATCAGCAGTCGTGGTATTTCACGGAAACCAAGACTCGTATCAAGAACGGCGTCCCAGTCCAATTGCGGGCAAGTATTCGCCGCAATGCGTACGACGAACAGTCGGAAATCCGCTACGAGGTCTGGAACGGCGCCAAGTGGGAAGCCAAGCACATCCTGGGCATAGAGGGCACTCCCGTGGAGCACATCTCCTACGTGACGCCGCTCTACAAACTTGACACGGAAGTGTTTCGTCAGACCGCCGACATCGTCTGGGATATCGCTCGGGCGTACGGCGACCTATAACAAAACAAAAAATCACGCGAGTACAGTGGCTCGCGCGGTCGGGTCTTTCCTTCCCTTGTGTCCCGACCGTCGGCTCGTGGGCCGCTGGCGTTCTTTCCTTTCTGTCGCCAGCGGCCCCGCTGCCCGGCCCGGGTGCCCAAGGGAACGGCCGCGCCCTAAATAAATCCGAAATCTGTGGAACACCATATTTTTGGGAGGCGGGCAGAGGCAATCATCTATTCCGGGGGCCACCGGGCGAAAGTTATCCACAGCCTGTGGATAAATAATCTTGTAAATAGGTTGTGGTTTCGGTATTTACCCTATACATTGTAAGTATGCGAGACGGACGAAAGAAAGTTTCGCAGAGAGTTGCAACAACGCTAACTCTGTGATACACTTAGTAATGTAAGTAATACCAACCACATCAACCAAACAAGAAAGGCAATACACAATGTCCAAAGAAACCATGGAGTGGCTCAACTCCAACATTCTCGTCGGGTTCACCGATGAGCGTGGTCATGCGTGGCACTACCGCGCCGACCTACAAGGCAACGAGCCGAACCACTACAAGGGCGCAGTCCCTACGGATGACATTCTCCGCAGACTGTTCTCGTGGAAGGCAATCAGCGCGCCAGTGTTCATCCGAGTCCCCGCGACTCTCGATGACGCGACGGGCGTTGATGACGCAGGCAATCCGTACAAGTTCATTCAGGCAGGCAATCGGCAGGCAATCTTGCGCGATGACACGCTTGACCTAATGGAAATCTTCAAGGACGGATACCGTTCGCACCAATACGGCGAATGGCTCGTTCAGAACCTTGCGAACATCGTTGATGACGAAATCAACTTTGGCTCGGCAGGACTCTTGAAGAACGGCGCGGTCGCGTTCGTATCGTTGGAGATGCCAGAGTCGGTGGAAGTGTTGAGCGGATTCTCAGTCCGTCCGCACCTACTGGCAACGACATCGCACAACGGACAACTCGCCACGACATACAAGAGCGTTAGCACATTCGTAGTGTGCGACAACACTCACGCTATGGCGATGGGAGAGAACACGAGTCAGTTCAAGGCTCGTCACAGCAAGAACTCCGTGATGCGGATTCAATCCGCGCGCGACGCACTCGGCATCGTTCACAAGATGACCGATGACATCGTTGCGGAAGTTCTCGCACTCTCGTCGCACAAAGTGAGTGACGCACAGTGGGAGAAGGTTCTCACCGCGCTCGCGCCGATTCCGACGCTTGACGATGACAACGCAAACAAAGCGGCAGTGACTCGCGCGGAGAACAAGCGCGACGAACTCGTGAACCTCTACAACTACGACACGCGCGTAGCACCGTGGAAAGGTTCGGCTCTTGGGGTTCTCCAAGCGTTCAACACATACAACCACCACATCGTGGGCGCGAATGGCAACCGCGCTGAGCGCAACATGATGAACGCGCTCATGGGCAAGACCGAGCAGTCTGACCGCAAGGTTCTAGACCTACTCGGAGTCTGACCGCAAGGTTCGGGTGGGGCGAGTCCCCACCCGAACACGCGTTCGCCCCGCGGACACGAATCCGCCCCCGGGCGGAAACAGGCTCCCCCGGGCGGGAGCAGGGGCCACTCTGCGTGGCCGGCCGACCACAAAAGAAATCTTTCACAAGGTTGCGAAAGCGACCGCGATGTGATACAGTATAGGTAGGGCAGTTGCCCTGAGAATAATTATCGCGTCCGAGTTGCGAAAGCGACAAAGATGTGATACACTTAGAGTATAAGGCAATACGAATACAGTAAGCAATTACTGACAACACATAGGAATACATCACTTACACAAGTTGTATCACCAGCAATACTTACCGACGACCGTCCTAGGCGGTCGGCTCGTAGTCCCTTCTGCGTCGAGCCTTCCCTGTCAGTCCCTGTAATCCGACGCAGGCGGAGTTGCTATCCGCCGAGTGTCAGTATGTGCGCGACGACGGTCGCTGTCGGTAGTTGCTTAGTGTATCCGTATGTGATACACTGTAAATAGAAAGGTAAACACAATGACAAACCAATACCGAGGGTTCATCTCGTTCGCCACGAGCGATGCCGAGTTTGACCTCTTCAAACACAAGATAAATCGTTACTACAACTGGTGCGGTGCTCTTCGCATTGACCCGATGGATGACGAGAACTACAACTCATTCTGCGAGGCCGACTCGGTCTTAGAGAATGCCTGACCTAGGTCCCGGCGCGCCTTACCTCCTTTCCGCGCGCCGGGACCATCGGGCCCAAGGAAATCGCCGCGCCGAATAAATCCAACAATCAAGGAACACCATAAATTCGGGGGGCGGAGGCAGGTTTGCCGGGAGCAGGGGCAGGCCCCGGGCGACCGGCACAGGGCCGCACGCATCTCACCCGCTACTACTATTGTAGCACAAACTGACGCAGAAAGCAACCCAAAAAGAAATTTATCTTTCTTCCCGTAGAGGTTGCTATCTGTCTAACAATATGGTACCATTGAGTTGTGGGGAATAAGCCCCACCGAACAGAATAGGAGCAATAACAATGGATACCGAACAGAAAGCACGACAGAGCGCAAATCTCTATTCGTGGAATACGAGAGTAGACCAAATCAGCGTTCGCCTAAATGGTGGATATGTGGAGGTCAAAATCGGGGATATCGCTATCTGCCTTGGCGCAGCAGCAGGCGTTGAGCCTCTTGACCTCGTCAAGAAGTTTGGCGAGGTAGAAGTGACCCAGACCACTACCGGAAAAATCAGGGTCTAGTCGGTCGGTCGGGCAGGTGGGATTACCTGCCCGACCACTACCGAGTTGTGAAACTTCCGAAAGTGTGATACACTTAGGGTACAAGGCAATACCAACCCAAGACAGGAGACAAGACAATGGCAAACTTCCCCGTTCCCTTTCAGGGAACAAAGGAACAACGAGATGCGAACTTCGCTACCCATTCGTGGGGTGCTTTCGGAGACGACTGCCCCGTGTGTATGGAGTGCGACGCTAAGGTCTGGCATCAGGCGGCTAACTACCCCTGCGGCACAGAGCCCGACCGCATCACCTGCGATTACGACGAGTGGGTGGCTCTACTCCGTAGCGCAGTCGTGAAAGCGTAAACAGAACGAGTGCGGCTGGTGGGGTTCACCTCCTTCCCCCACCAGCCCAAACTCGCCGGCAGCGGGCAGAGGCCGCCGGCAGCGGGCCGGAGGCAGAATTTCTCGCGTGGAGTTGCAAAACTCGCGTGAGTGTGATACACTTAGATTATCAGGAAATACCAACTCAACAGAAAAGGAAAATACAAATGAGAACCTACACAATGGCAATTATTGACCGCGAAGGTCGCGACTGCGACGCTCACGAAGTAATCCGCCAAATCGGCAGAATGAACACATACGCCATTAGCGGCGGCGTGTGGTCTCCACTGCGAGACAGCACCGACCAAACGCGCATTATCGGCGCGTGGCTTCACTGCGGCACCTCGCGCGCCGTTGAGGTAGTCCTTGATTGGGACGATACCTACATTGTGCGCCGCGTCCGCCGCATTACGCGAGGCGTAGACCGCAATAACGGCGTGGTGGAGTTTGAGCAAAAAGGCGTCTACTGCGACGAACTAGCCGAAGTTGCCTACCGCGCGAGTTGCTGGCGATGAACCAACAGCACCACTACGGCGCGTTCAGGAACTTCGAGGGCTGGGAGGTCTGGCTCTATGACGGGACTACACGCGTAGACCGAGAGCGGGGAAACTTCCGCTCTGAGCAAGATGCCCGCCGTTACGCAAGTCGCCTAAACAGTTGCAAAATAGCAGAAAGTGTGATACACTAGAACTATGAGAACAAAACACCCATACCCATACAACTACCAAGTATTCCCGACCCGCGAGGGCTGGGAACTGTGGTTCTGCGACGAGAACGAGCCGGAGAGCCGCGAACAAGTGTTTGCCACCGAGCAGGAAGCACGGCGGGCAGCGGCACAACTGAACTTGGAGTACGAACTCCACAACATTCCCACGCCGTAAGGTTGCGAAACCCCAAAGCGTGTGATACAATAATACTAGTGGGGCAACCGCTCCACTAGAAACCAAACAGGAAAGGCATACAACATAATGAGTAAGACAATAAATGTGCGAGTGACAAAGGCAAAATTGCTTGCGGCACTCAAAGCAGCACTAGCGAAGCAGGAACAGGAAGCCAAGGACTACGCCAACGCAGAGAAGGCGCGGGCGAAGGCAACCGCCGACATCAAGAAGTCGGTGGCGGCACTCGTCAAGTCAGGCAAACTGACCCCGAAGGAAGTCTCCTTCCCATACTCGTACCGTCACGATACGAACGAGTTTGAGGAAGTGACCGTCACCTTCTCGCACAAAATCACTCTGCCCAAGAAGGACAATCGCTTCTGCGAGCACACCAACAGGGCAGCAGTAGAGGAACTCAGCAACGCAATCCGCGTTCTGGAACTCACCGACGAGGAGTATGTCCGTACTTCCTCCTACGGCGCAGTAGCCAAGTACCTCTAAGCAGGTTCGGCTGGTGGGGCTCTCCTTACCCACCAGCCACAACCCGCCGCCGGGCAGAGGCCAAGGGAAACGCAGCGCGTGGAATAAATCCGATTATCTTGGAACACCATTTCTTGCGCGGAGGCAGGGGCAGGCGGGCCGGCCACGCAGAGTGGTCGCCGGCCACCCAGAGTGACCAGCCGGCTGTAATCAGATTGTAATACTAATAGTGTTGCAAATCTGTCTAACATACCCTACAATCTAAGTATGACACACACACAAGGAACCAGCCCGTACGCTGGACGCGCAATACCCGAATGGACATCAGTGGAGGAATTCACGGAATACTGCCGTGAGTTCTATTCAGTAGAGCGTCCAGGTGCTATCTATCCATTCGCCTACGAAATGGAGATAGTCACCGCTGTCAATGCCCACCTAACGGACCCGAACCCGCTATTCCCGTTTGACGGAGATAGCGCCGACCGTGAGGCTGTCCGTGACCGCATCCTCGCGGAGCGCCGTTTGACGGGCTTTGAGGAATGTGACTTTGACAGGGCAGTAGAGGTTGGCAAAACTAAGATAGTGTGATACACTGTAAGTAGTAGGGCAATCCCGCCCTACGCAACGGAATAGGAGAACCCAATGGCAAGAGTAAGACAATACAGATACGAACCCGTAGGTATGGACATCTTTGATGCCCGCAAGTACCAGCCAGCACGCGGCACGCTCGTCGTGAAATGCTCTGGCGGTGCAGGCGCGCCACCCAATGGCACTATGGGCCACTGCTATGTCAAAGACGCGATTACAGGCGCGTTCTATGGCCTAGTGCTGGTGAAGTCCCTCGTCCCCGCTGGCCTCGTCTCTACCGAAAGGTAGGGCCGAGTCCGCGCGGCGGGCCGGAGACACTGGCGTGGTGGGGCCCAGCACGATTGCGATGCTTAGCGCTCGCATAGCACAACGGCCTCGCCCGCCAGTGTTGCAAAACATAAACTAATGTGATACACTATAAATAGAAGGGAGAACCCAATGGATAAAAAACTAACGTGGTGGGACTACTTGCCAGATGATGTGCAAGAAGGCCTCGCACCGCTCACGGAAGAAGACTTCTGGGAGGCAATGGCGGAAGCCCGCAATTGCGACGTCTCGGAAATCGGAGACCGCGACCCAATCGAATTCCTCTGATTGGCAAGCGTGCCGGCATCGCCTCCTTGGTGCCGGCACGCAACGCCAGCGGGCAGAGGCCAAGAGAAACGCCGCTCGCGAAATAAATCCGATTACGAAGGAACACCATAAATTCGGGCGGGAGCCAGGAGCAGGTTTGTGAAAGTGTGAACAATCACAAACCTTGTAACACACTTGTAACACTCAGGATTAGACAAGTGTCTAACAGTATGGTATCCTATTACTAGTGGGGCAACCCACCGAATAAAAAAACTGTCGGGCAGGTTGTCAATCTGTCTAACAGTCGCTACAATCTAAGTAGTGGGCAATCCCGCCCACTACAACCCAATGAAAGAGGTAATGAGAATGAAAACTACAATCCACCAGACAACGCCGAACAGCACGGCAATCGCCAAGTGGGCGTTCTACTCCGACAACGAGAGTGGTATCGGCACACTGTTCGTATCATTCCAGAATGGCAGTGAGTACGCCTACGGTGACTGCCCACTCAATCTGGTAGTGCCGATGCTCACCCAAGCGTCAATCGGGCGCTACTTCGCTCACACGGTGAAGCCCGCAATCCCAGCCCACAAGGTTGAGAAGGTCGGCAACCTAGTCCACTAATCGGGCAAGGTTCGGGCGGGACAACCCGCCCGAACCAACCCGATAGGGCAGGCGGCAGGGGCAGGCGGGCAAAAAAGTTTGCCTCTCAGGTTGCGAGAATAGAATAAGTGTGATACAATAATAGTAGTGGGCAATCCCGCCCACACGAACAGCAAGGAGAACAGAATGACACTCAAAAGAATGCCGAGAGGCGCAAAACTGACTACGGCGTGGTGCGAGGTGAGTTCGTATGCCTACCCCAAAGGGTGGAATAACGAAGTCACTATCTGCCACTACGAGGCTGATATGACATACGCAGACGGGTTCGTAATTCCCGCAGCGATGGTTGCCGTCTATGACGATGGCAAGTGTGTCTATCGGCAAGCGTTCTACGGAGAGACAGCCGTAAGCGATGCTGAACGGTTCGGCAACGATGCCGTCAGCAAAGCGTTGTACGCCAACGCCTAAGCGCAACGGAATAACTGTCGGGCAGGCAACACCTGCCCGACAGATAACCGTGTAACACCCTCTCGCTACAATGGGAGGGGGAGACTTCACGCGCGCGGGCGGGTGCCATCAAGGAAACGCAGCGCACGGAATAAATCCGATTGTGAAGGAACACCATATTGTCAGGGGGCGGAGGCAGAATTGTTGCCGGGAGCCGGCGGCCGCGGAGCGTGACTGCCCGACCACTCAGAGTGGTGAATAACTTGTAACACAAATGAAACAAAAATAATGCCTCAAAAGTGAGGAAATCGTACACCCCTGTGATACAATTGTATTAGTGAGGTAATCCCGCCTCACCGAACACAACGGAGGTAATGAAATGCTCACACTAATCGGCACGGCAGAAATGCCGACACCGCCACAAAACGACACCGCTTGGCTGCGTGATAACGCCCGCTTCGGTGCCGCTATCGTCACCCGCAACGGAGTACGCACCCGCGAATTCCTGCCCGTGACCTACACCGACCCCGATACGGGCAAGCAGGCTCACCCGCTGTTCCCTGCCCGTGAGCGTGGCGGCAAGCGGTACATTGACACCAGCGCCAAGCCCCAACTGGACTAAGCGTCTAACGGGTGGGGCGAAAGCCCCACCCAACAGGGCAGGCGGCAGAGGCAAGCGGGCGACCGGCACGCAAAAAAACTTGCGTACCGAGTTGCGAAACTAAAACAACTGTGATACAATAATAGTAGGAGGAATAACCAAATGAAAATCACAAACCTAATCACAAATGAAATGAAAACGGGGCGCACCCTCAAAGCGTCATCGTGGCGAGCGGTTCAGGTATCCGACACCCGTCGGGAAATCTGGCACTACTCCACGCTAATGGCGGTGCTCAACGGCAACGAATTCCAGCAGGTTAGCAACGGTTGGGGTTCAATGTCGGACAAGCACGGAATGGGCAAACTCCGCAAAGGCGTTACCTTGAAGGGTTACACCGAAACCGTGTAACACCCCCTCGCTACAATGGGGTTAGGTGGGAAACCACCTAACCCCAGAGGGCGACAGAGGCAGGCGGGCAAAAAATCTTTCTTGGATAGTTGCAAAACTGCCGAGACTGTGATACACTAATAACATAAGGCAATACCAAACCAACAAGGAGAAAAAAATGAACCACTACATACACGCACACGACGTAAAGGCGGAGGACGTAATAGTTACCGTCAATGGCAATCCCTACGACAGCGCATCGCTGACCGTTGAGATTACCGACACGAACCGCAATACGACCAGCATCCACTTCTACACGAACGAATTGCTGGAAGTCCTGCGAAAGTTCGCCCAAGAAGCCGTAGCCGTACGCTAACGGCTGGGCTGGCGGTGGGACGAGAAGCGCCCACCGCCAGCCACCGGGCGACAGAGGCAGGCGGGCAAGAATTCCCCCCGCACGAGTTGCAAAACTATCAGGAGTGTGATACACTAGAACTATGAGGAAACAACAGCACAACAACAAGCGCCGAGCGTGGAACGCAACAGACCGACAAGCATACGCCGACGGGCTGCGCACACGAGCGGTGACTATCCACCACAAGCGCAAGCCTGCGCCGACAGTCCGAGAATGGGACTGAACAGCGGGCCGGCAAAAATAATCCTCTCAGGAGTTGCGAAACTCTCAGGAGTGTGATACACTAATAGTAGTGGGGCAAAAGCCTCACCTAACCAAAGGAGAAAAAAATGAAAGAACATAACTGGACATTCGTAGACGAGGACAGCATCCGCTGCTCAGACTGCGACTGCCGTTTTGGTGGACGCTGGCACGACCTGCCCTGCGGTTCGTCGGAGGAGGAGTACATCGCCTTCGCCAACGCTCGCCAGAGCGAATACCTCAAATAAGCCGAGACGCCCCGCGGGTTCCACCTCCTTCCCCCGCGGGGCAATTCGGGGCCGCCGGGCGGGGCCCAAGGAACGCTCAGCGCGAAATAAATCCGAACATTCTGGAACACCATATTTTCGGAAGCGGGCGGAGGCAGATTGTGAAAGTTCGCACTTTCACAAGACCGAGGAAGGCCGACCACTCTCCGTGACTAGCCGACCACTCTCCGTGAAGTGTAACAATTGTGTGACATCTGCCGAAATCGGGAGTAAATGGTACACCCATAGTGTACACTGTTATTAGTGGGGAAAACGCCCCACCTAACCAAATGGAGGTAAGCAGAATGAAAATCACACTAGAACATCTCACTTCGGGCGTAGCCCGAAAAGTGGAGTACTGGTACGGCGAATGCGACCCAGCCGAAATTGAGGATGGCGTACTTGACGTAACCTACGGCACTTTGGAAGTTACCTTTACTTCGGGACGCTCTTATGAGTACGCCGAAGTCACGGTAGGAACCTTTGCCGAACTAATCAAGGCAGTGAGTTTCGGCAAGTTTCTCAATCAGGAAATCAAGCCGTACCACGAGGTTCGTGAGACCACCCCAGCCGAATTGCTCGCCGAAATCAAGGCAAAGCAGGCTGAGGCAAAGGCTCTCAAAGCCTCGCTCGCCTAGTCGGGTCGGGTCGGTGGGGCGAAAGCCTCACCGACCACCACCGGGCAGGGGCAGTTTGTGCGTTCTGGTATGTCTGTCTAACAGCCCACTAGACGCAATAGGAAGCGATTAGAGAGGCTCTACAAAAAAGATAAGACTAGGGCAGAATAACTACCTTGTCTCACAGCCTGAGCAATCTGGAAGCGTCTGGCAAGGGGCGAACATACGTTCGGTCGGCGGGCGAAGAGCACCGGGCAGCGGGCTTGTGAAAAGTTTCTTTTGTTTGGAGTTGCGAAACTGTCGCAAGTGTGATACACTTTTATTAGTGGGGCAATCGCCTCACATAACACAACAAGGAGAAAAAAGTAATGCGACACAAAGGAATGGTGGCAAGTGCCGAAGTGGTACTTAGCCCGACAATTGAGTACGGAGTCCGTACTGAGTGGGCAATAGCCCTCCACTTTCAGAGCCCGACTGGTGACAGTTCGGACTTTATGGTGCGAGAGTTGCCCTGCCTCTCACGAGAGCAGGCAGTCATTATTGCCGACAAGTGGAATAGCGAAGTATGCCCCGAACTGGTGGGCAGGTTCGCAGTATCCGACCTGTTGCCGAACTAACCAACCCAAAAGGGTGGGGCGAAAGCCCCACCCGACAGGGGGCGGCAGAGGCAGCGGGCGAATTCTGTAACACAAAAGTAACAAAAAAAAGTGTGTTTCGGGTTGACAACCGTACACCCTTGTGATACACTGTAATTAGTGGGGAAAACCCCACTACAACACAAAGGAGAAAACCAAATGAACGGAATAGTCGGAACAAGGGTGGCAATGCCAGCCAACCCAACAGCGTGGCTGAGGGACAACGCTCGCAAGGGCGCAATGCTCTACACCCGAGACGGCGTGACCGTGGCACTGGTGAACACCCAGACCACCTACGGAGACCCAGACAAGGGCACCCAGCAGCACCCCCTCTACGCCCCCCAGGGCGAGGGCAAGCGGGTCTACTCGGCTCGCCCAGTAATGCCAATGCTTGACTAAGAACCCCCGAAGGGGAAGGGCGAAAGCCCTTCCCCGAACGGCGGGCAGAGGCAGCCCCCGGGCGAGCGGGCGTTTCTGTATGTCTGTCTAACACCCGATTAGAAGCGTCAGGAAGCCCCAGGACGCGAGCAGAAAAAAAGTGGAGACTAGGGCAGAATAAATAGTCTGTCTCACAACCTGACGCACTAGGGCACGTCTGGCAGAGGGCGAACGTATGTTCGCTCGGAGGGCGAGGAAGGCAGCGGGCCGGCAAAAAAAGTTTCTCTCGGAGTTGACAAACCGCTTAGGCTGTGATACACTAATAACATAAGCAACAACGGCGAAAGCGGGTAGTCCGCTAGTAACCAGACAACTAGCAGCCCCCACTCTCTGGGCAACAATCCCCGTGAGAAGATAAGTGGCGACCCAAGCGGTCGGGCAAACGGGTGCGACGTTGGCGGTAGGTGAAAGCCCTACGACATACAACCCCGAAAGGGGTGAAACGCGCCAAGGCTTCGGCGTGCGAGACGCACGTTACGGCTACGAAGCAAGAGGGCACGGTGAGGCTTTACCTGACGGGCAACAATCCCCTAGTAGGCAAAGATAGCCACCCGCAGCGGGTGAGAACCCCGCAAAAATAATTCTCTCAGGAGTTGACAAACTCCCGAGGGTGTGATACACTGGAATTATCAGGCAATAACCAACCCAAGGAGGAAACAATGGACACAATGGATTATCTCTCGGCAGAGCAGGTCAACGGAATAGACCCATTCTGCGAATGGTGCGGGCGGGTCACCTGCCACATTGGGGAGCACGAGCACGAACTGGCGCTAGGGCTTGTCACCTACGAGGAGAACAGTTACGTCAAGGTAACCGCCCTCGGGTATGCGGTCAAGGCGAACGAGGAGGTTTCTCGCAAACTCTCGGATGCGCTCTACGGGCTCTACCTCATCGAGGGAGAGGTTGCTCAATGAGACTCCAACTATTGCTCACCTGCCCCGAATGCGGGCAGACGCTCACGAGGGAGGAGATGGCTTACGGTCACGACTGCGAAGTCCCAGCCGAAGGACAGTGGAGCCCCGAGGAGGACGATAACGCCTAGCCCCCGGGCAGCGTTGCCGAAGGGCGGCAGAGGCAGAGGAGAGAGGCGGCGGGCGAGCGGGGCGGTCTCTCCCCGACTTTTCCTCCCTGCCCCTCTACTTCCATTGTAGCACAACCCGACGCAAAAAGCAACCTCTAAAAATAAATTTTTTTTCTTCCCGTAAGAGTTGACAGTACGCCCCACACTTGGTACAATGTAGTTGTAAGGCAATCCCGCCTTACAAACAGAAAGAGGTAACTCAATGAGTCAAGTCCAAGAAGGTGAGATGGTGAACGTGTTCCAGTTCCGCTTTCTCATCCACTGCTACATCACAGAGATTCTCTCAGGTCTCCGTGTGTGTCAAATCCCACTGAGCCGAGTCGCCCCACGATTCGGTGTCACCACCAAGAACAAGAAGAAGGCACTCACCCAACTCCTCGCCAACTACGAGGCAACAATGGGCGAGCCTTACGAAGACGACCGCCTAGTGCGAATCTTCGGCTAGCGAGTCCGCTCGGGCAGGCAACCCCTGCCCGAGCACTTTCGCACGAGGGCGGCAGAGGCAGGCGGGCGAACGTATGTTCGCCCCCGGGCGATGAGAGCGGCGGGCTGCGGCGGTGGCGGGCCGAGGAGAAGAGAGGCGGCGGGCAAGAAGGGCGGCGGGCCAGAGCCGAGGAGGGAGACGGTCTCTCCCCTCCCCCACTATCAGTGTATCACATCTAAGCGAATTTGTCAACCTCAAAAGATTTATTTTTTTTTGGCGTTTTAGGTTGACAAATGTCTGACAATACCCTATACTGGAATTAGTGGGGAAAACCTCACCTAACACAATAAAGGAGAACAAAATGACTAACGAAGAGTTCCTCGCAAAGGTTGCCGAGATTGTAGAAGAGATTCTCGCAATCGTTGACGAAGAGTAAATAAAAAATAGGGGTTCGGGTTGACAAAAGCCCGAACCTCTGTTATACTTAGATTAGTAGGGAATACCAACCAAAGGAGAACAAAATGGAAAACGAAGACCTAGACAGAATTATCTGGAATGAGTACGAGGCAGGCTGGTACGGAGTGCCAGTAGGCAAGTACACCTACCGACAAATGCTCGCCAAGTGGAGAGCCGAAAACGAAGAAATCCGAAAGGCGAAAGCCAACTAGGACCGAGAGTCCCGAAGGGGGAGGGCGACCTCCCCCGAGAGGGGCGACAGGGGCAGCCCCGGGCGGCGGACAAGAAATATTTGCCCGAGAGGTTGACAAATCAAAAGTAATGTGATACACTGGTTTTAGTAGGGAATACCAACAACAAAAGGAGAAACACAATGGATAAGAACAAGCAACTACAAAACCTCGCCGAGGAGTTCTTCGGTGAGTGGGCAATCGTCGCCAGCGACATTCCTGCTGTCGTGAAGACTTTCGCCCGATACCTTCGCAGTGAGAAGGGCTTCACGCTCAACATCACCGACGAGGCGTGGGAGCGCTACACGGCGGGCTGGTTCGCCAAGCGGCTCTCGCCAGCGGGCCGCCGCTAAACCCCAAGGGGAGAGGCGAGAAATATTTGCCCACGGAGTTGACAAACCGAGGGTGGTGTGATACACTGGAATTATCAGGTAATAACCAACACAAAGGAGAAACATAATGAAGGAATACACACTGGTAGCAGAACTCACCGACGCAGAGGGTGGCGAGTGGACGGCGGACGCCGGAATCCTCGCAGCCGATGATGCGTCGGCAGTTCGTCAGGCTCGCATTTGGGCAAAGGACGAGGCGACGGCACAGGGTGCCAAACTCGTCGAGTTCTACGCTCAGGATGCCCAGGGCGTGGCGCACCGCTAAACCCCCAAGGGGAGAGGCGAGCGAACACTTGTTCGCCCTCCCCTGAGGGAGGCGGCAGAGGCAGAAATAGGAGGGCGAGCGCAAAAAATGTTCGCCCGAGAATGCTTGACAAATGTCAGAGAGTGTGATACACTGGTATTAGTAGGGAAAGGAGACCCGAATGACACCAAGAGACCAGAACAGAATCACGAGGGACGAGCACGAGGTCGTACCGATTTACGACTGGGCGCTTGACCCCGAAATGAACGAGGACTTCGCCCAGTGGGCTGAGGAACTCGCCGAGGGCTGAGAGGTCCGAGGAGAAGGGCGACAAAAGAAAATAGTCCTACCAAGGGGGACGGCCTTGCCTGACGGCGGGCCTCCCCCGAGGAGGAGAAGGATTCCGGAGGGAGAGGTTGTCTTTCCCCGAGGGAAGTTGTATAATAAAAGTAACAAGAAAGGGAAAGTAATGCATTGGGCGTTCGGATTCGCACTCGTTGCGCTAACCATTCGGTTAGTCGGAAAGAGTCAATAACAAAGGTTGCAAAAACTCAAGACATCTGTTATACTAATAACAGGGCAGAGAGAAAGGAAAAGGTAAACACATGGTTATCGAAATTTATGACTGGATGTGTGCCGTGCCGGTGGCAGTTGCTGCCGTCGTCATCGCCGTCATCTTCAAAGCCAAGAAAATGAAGTAATCCAAGGGCGCAGCCCTGCGGGCGAGTGTGTTCGCCTGCGGGGCTCGCCTACGGGCGAGGCTTGTGAAAATCTGCACGAACCACGGGCGGCGGGCAAGAGCGGAGGAGAAGGGCGACCATCTCACGATTTTGGTCAAAACCCGAGGATGCGGCGGGCGAAGAGAGAAAAAAATGTGCCGCGGGAGTTGCGCGCGGGCTGAATCTGTGATACACTGGGATTAGTGGGGAAAACCCCACCAAACACAAAGGAGAAGACAATGAAAACCATCAACGAGCAAGCACAAGAAATGCGAGAGTTACTGAGCCACTTGGTCTCCCGGATAGACGAAGCGGTGAACCAAGCCAACGAGGAAAGCGACAAGGAGTACGCAGACAATCAACTCGCAGATGAGTTGAGCAGCGTGGCCTTCCGGTGCGACCACCTCGCCTACGACTACAAGTACGGCCAAGACATCCTCCGAGCCTCCGAGCGGTAAAGACTTCGGCGGTCGCACAAAAAGTCAAGTGCGACCGCCGGAAGTTTCTTCCGGAAAGCCCCAGGACGGTAAGGTCTGCGGGCGAGGTATGCGGGCGATACAGCGGGCAAGCGACACCGGCTGCGAAGGGCAGTGGCAGAGGAGAAGGAAGGGCGACCACGGAGAGTGATTGCCGGCCACGGAGAGTGAGCAATTTATCTCGCGTTTTTGGAAAAAAACCGAGGATGGCGGGCAAGGCCAAGGGCAAGGGCGGTAACGCGACCGGGGCGGCGGGCCGCCCGGGTGCCGACGCCCGGGAGCCAAGGAAACGCTACGCGCAGAATAAATCCGAATATCTTGGAACACCATATTTTGGGCCGGGGAGGAAGGGGCTCGCGCGCGTGTTAGGCGAGCCTGACACGGTTTGACCACTCTCCGCGGTTATCCACAGGCTCGGCGATTGTGTGACAATCCGACGAAACTACCTTGTGCGCTCGTGAATGGTGACGCGCTCGCCGTCCCTCTCTCGCGCCCTCCCTCCCTCCCTCGCCGTGTGTCAAATGTCATACAACTGTAACGCGCACAATGCGACGGAATGTCTAACAGTGTGCCTATACTGTCTGTATGGCAACAACGCCACAACACAACAAGGAGAGCAACACAATGAGCACATACACAGAACACACGCCGTCCAGCGTGTGGCCTCAACCCGTCAATGTCACGGCGTACTTGCGCGACAACGCGCGACACGGCGCGACACTCGTCACGCGTAACGGCGTGAGCGTCGTTGAGACAGGACACAAGGTGAACCGCTACAACGCGCAACCGCCGAAGCGTCTCGCCTACCGCGCCACCAATCGCGGCGTTATCGGAAGCACCGCAACGCTCGGACACTCTCAGAGTGACCTGCTTCGCGGAGACATCTCCGAAGCGTGAGACACGGCACGGCGCGCGCCCTCCGCGCGCCGTGCCACTCTCAGAGTGTGCGACACGCGCGCACATTCTGAGAGTGGCACTAACGCCACTCTCAACACAACAAGGAGAAACACACAATGAACACATACACGCCACGACACACGGCGCGCCCGTCGCGCTCGCGTGTCATTCGCGCCCGCGTTAGCGGGTTCGTAGACAGACACGATGACGCGCTCACGCTCGCCGTCGTTGCGACAATCGTCGTGCTAGTCAGCGCGCTTACGGCGGTCGCACTCGCGCAAGATTACTCAGTGAGCACACGCGACGCGCTCGCGGTTGCGGTTCTCACGGTTGCGCTAGGCACACTGTCTGGCGCATTCTCGTACCTCGTCGGCAGTGAGCGCGCATCGCGTCGCGTATCGCGTCGCTACTCGCGCTATCTCAACGAGCAGAGCGACAAGTACCGCGACGAGTTAGAGCGCGTCACGCGTGAGCGCGACGACGCACGACGCGAGAACTCGCGCACCGCGTACGCGCTACTCTCCGCGCTAGAACAGAGCGACACGCACTAAGTACCGCGCAAGGTATACGCGCACGGCGCGCACACTCTCGCGAGTGTGCGCGCCGTTGTCGTGTGTACGGACACACACACACACACACACACACACACGCACACGCGCGACGCGCTCACGCTTAGGCGGTCGCACACGCTCGCGCTCGCGCTCGCCGTCGCACACTTACGAGCCAGAGCCACACGGCGCGACACACGCCACGCGCCACACGCGTTGAGAGCCTCTCAGAGCGTCGCAACGCGCCTACCCTTACCCGACATAGCCTCCCCTATTCTGAGCGCGTCCTAGCGCGTCCTATTGCGTCCCCGCACAAGCGCACAAGCGGGGACAGTTATCCACAGGCTGTGGAAATCCGACGAAATAGGAGAAATAGGAGAAATACCCCCCCCCTCTCGACCACGCTGCGCGTTCGCCCCCGCGCCGGGGCAAGCCAAACTCCAGTGTGGAACCTACTTGACCTGTATAGACGTACTAGACCAACTGTTATGCAGATAGGATTCCCGAAAGGGTTGATGAAGAATCGATGAGCCAATATCCGTTGCGCGTGCTGTCTTTAGGCGCAGGCGTGCAGTCAACGACACTGCTGCTCATGATGCTGCACGACGAGATACCCAGAGCCGACCACGCTGTTTTTGCTGATACTGGATGGGAATCCCAAAAGACCTACCGGCACCTTGAATATCTGGAAGGACTGATGGAGAAGGCAAAAATGCCGTTCCATAGGGTCACCAACGGCAATATCCGTGAAGACTTTTTACGTGACGACAAACGATATGTGTCAATGCCTTTGTATGTGATTGGGGAAGATGGTAAGCGTGGAATGGTGCGTCGCCAATGTACCCGTGAGTACAAACTGGACCCGCTTCGCGTAAAGCAAAGGGAACTGGCTGGCTTGAAGTATCGCCAGCGCTGCAAAGAGCATCGAATCACGACGGTCATCGGCATCTCTTGGGATGAGGTTCAGCGCGTAAGAGACCCGCAGTTTCCATGGATGCAGCATGAGTATCCATTGATTGACAGACGCATGACACGACAGGACTGCCTGGACTGGTGCAAAGAAAAAGGATACGAACTTCCGCCAAGGTCGGCATGCATCGGATGTCCGTTCAAGAATGAAAGTGAATGGAAGGATTTGAAAGAGTCACCACAAGAATGGGCCGATGCTGTGGACTTTGACCATTCCATCCGCTCCCTACCGCACGTACGGGAAAGATTCACCTCTGCCCCGTTCCTTCACAGACAAAGAGTTCCTCTAGAGAACGTTGATTTGCGTATGGACCAAGACAAAGGAATCGAGACATTGTTCAATCAAGAGTGCGAAGGAATGTGCGGGACATAGCCCAAAAAATCCAGTCCACCGGTATAGGTATTCTACCCTGCGATGTGATATACTGGTGTCAAGCATTGGGGTTGACCTCGGCGTTTCTTTCTGTTGGCGCCAGTTCATCCTCCTTAACACCGCTGGCAGACCGGCGTCCGATGTGTAAGTCTGCCTTACAAATTCACGAACACAAAAGGACACGTATGAACCTCCACATACCCGCTGCGTTTATTGCGATTGCTGCCTTCTGGTTCGCCGTATTGTGGTGGTTGGGTAATTCCGAATAGGCCCAGTTAGCACAGTGGTAGTGCATCCGCCTTGTAAGCGGAAGGTCCTCAGTTCAATCCTGAGACTGGGCTCTGTGTGGCGGATTCGTCCACCGTCACGAAATTCGTGATATGAGAGGAAACTGATACGAATTCCCCTCACCCCAGCGATACAAATAGTTGACACTGGCGGCAACTGTCCGTATCGTAAAAGTGTTAGCGATAGTGGTACATAAGGGAAGAACAACATGGCCAAAAAGAAGAAGAAAGAACCGATGGAACCGCTGCGCAGATGGATGGATGACCGGATGAATCGCGGCGACATTTCCTACGTCCACCGAGTGAACGGCATCGAGGTGTACCGGGCTTTGCGCAATCCGTATCCAGAAGAACAAGACACCGAGTGATAGCCGACCATCACAACGTCGTTGACACAACGATGTGGGATGTCTTTGGCATCTTTCTTGTGATTGTGTGTGTGGGTATAGGCATGATGGTGAAAAACCTGCTTGATGACAAGGAAAACGGGTACTGACTTGACTATCCGGCTCGGGCCAATAGTTTCCGGTCATGAATTCATTTACACAGAAGGAAGTAAAGAGCCTCTTACATAGAGTGGAAGCCGTCGAGGACGATTGCCGTGAATGGCAGGATGTCGCGAGCAAACTGTACAGAGCCCTGGTGGTGGAAAAGAATCATCGGGGTATCCGCTGGCAGGACGCCGAGATGGTTGCAGAAGCGCTAGAGTCATACGAGAAGATTGCGTAGGTAACACAATGGCACAAAGCAAATGGGAGAAGATTTCCCGCGACCTGTACGAAGCGTTGATGCAGATGCGCCATTCCCGAGGTATCGAAATCAACGACTTTGACATCGTCCTTGATGCAATGGAGCGGTACGAGGCTGCCACGAATCACCCGAGCGACACGATGATGTGGCGGTCAAACTGGCACAAGTCCGTCAAGCCCTACTGGGTGGTGACCTGCCGGTTGTGCCGTGTAGGTGAGGTTCGTTTACCTAACGTGGAGATTGCCCGTAAGTGGTGTGTTCAGCACTCGTGCGAGGATGTCATTCATCACGTGGACGAGAAAGAAGCCGCTGCGCTCGAAGAATGAGACTGCGCTCGCGGGCGCTCTTTCCTCCCCAGATACCGAACCGCTCGTTGGTGTCTAAGGCGAACTGAAGACAATCCAAGCGGACTTCACAGTCCTTACAGATTGACTTGGCGCGACGGAGTTTGTCCACGTCTCCGGGGGCTGGGTAGAAAGTATCGACGGGCTCATCAAAGCAGTTTTTTAACTTCATCCACTTGGGCCTATTTATCTGCAGGCCAATGGACGGAAAGTCCAAGTCGAATTCGTTCCAGTGAGCCATACGAGTGTGCGATACTGTAACAGAGTGTGATAACTTGACGGATGACTCTTGCTATTGGGGGCGTGTACTGTGTGGGTCATGAATTTTGCAACGGAGCAAAAATCAGATACAAAGTCGGCGGGCTGCCAAAAACAAGAAAGGTTCGAATAGACGTGATATACGAGATGATTATGAAAAAAAATCCGGTTTCGGTCCCCGAGTATTGGGCGACATTGCTCAGCAAGTTGGAGGACGAGTTGAACATGGGGTGGTCCATCGTTTCTCCCACGCCGGAGAAACTGGATGAAAGACAAAAGGTACTCAAGGAAATCGTCGAACTGGTGCACAAGACGGTGGTGGAGGCTGAAAATGCGCGAAAGTAATCCGCAAGAAGAGTTGGAGATGGCTTTCCACGGTTTCTGGAACGACGACAATCCGGAGTCAACACACGATGAAACCGGTGAGGAGTATTACGCGCGAGTTCCGTTGTACGTGTTGCACGAGGCGATTGAAAGACTTGAGCGATACGAGACAATCGTGAACAACCTGACGGATGTGGGTGAGTTCTTGTGGCAGGAGAATCTCAGGAAGTACGGAGGACGCAAGATTCACAAAGGCGAGACTCCGCTCGGGTCAACTGAGGACCCGGTTTTCCAACGGATGAGTTGTCTCGTCACCGAGGGCAAGGAACTGGAAGAGTTGACCCTTGATGATGCCTATGTCGAACTGACGTTGTCGCACTGCAGGCTTGACACGGACGACCCGACCGGACTGAACCAGTATTTGGACAAAGAACAAGAATTGTTCAAGCAACTCGAACAGGGCGAATGACATGGCAGAAAAGGTCCGAGTAATGCCGGTGGCCCACAAGGCCAGACTTCTTTCAGACGCCGACGCGGCACGTTTGCGCCGACGAAGGGAAGCCCTTGACGCGCTGAGGAAGCAAACCAAAGCAGCCGAGAACCGTCTTCGCTGGGACATCTTCAATACTTGGAGGACTGGGTCGGGAACGATGGACGCAATTGCGGAAGCGACGAATTACCGACGCGACTGGATTTGGCGGCTCATCAACCGAATCAGGAACAACGACAAGTTCCTGCAGATGGCCATTGACGAGTACCTGAAGGAGAATCCCGGTGCAACACTCTGAGCAGCAACCAGAACAAGACACCCGTCCGCTCCGCGAGAGACTGACCTTTCCTGACACCCCGACGGCGGAGTTGTATCCGTACGACGACTGGTTCGACGGCGATGTGTGGAAGTTGAAGATGTTCGAGGATTTTTTCGTTGAGCCGGGCTCGATGCAATCCGCCGTGTATCAGGCTGCGCGTAAGCGTGGACTAAAAGTCCGCACTCATATCCCCACGACAGAAGATTGTCTCTACATCCAAGTCACCAAGAAGAACACGAAAAACCGATGAGCGAAGAAACCTCAGCAGCAGATTTCCAAAAGAGCATGGAGATGTCCGAAGGGCGCATGACTCTCGTGGCGCGCAAGGGCTCAACCATCATTGAATTGATGAAGGGTGGGCTGACTCCGACTCGTGCGGCTGAAGTTGCTGAGGTATCCAAGAACACGGTCACCAACTGGCTCAAGCGCGGATTGCTCGAACAAAGAAGGATTGAGGAGGGCGGAGAGCCGAATCCAGAAGAAAAGATTTATATGGACTTCGCCCTGGGTGCACTGAAGGCAGAATCAGAAGCACAGGCGGGACTCGTTCTGGCGTGGTTCCGTGAGGCGCGTCAGGGTGACTGGAAGGCCGCGGAGCGATTCCTGGCCAAGAGGTTCCCGCAGGAGTGGGGGGACAACAACACTGTCAAACTTGAGGTGAGCGCAATGGGTATCTCATCGGATACATCAAGACCCGTTGTCCAAGAAGACGATGACACCCGCCAACGCGCGGTTCTGGCTGCTCTCGTGGAGGCCGGAGATTTGCCGAGGGATGTTCTTTCTGCGTGGGACGGCGAGGGAGTTATTGAGGGAGTCGTAGTTGAAGAAGAAGAGTGAGACCAGTTTGGTTCCCGCGGGAAGGAAATGTCCGTGTTCGCCCATGAATACCGACCCGTTCTGCGAGTCGGCTGAAAGCGACGACGACTAATGGACAAAGAGAGCATCAGGAAGAAACTTGCCGGACTTACCGGTTACAAGATTCCCTGCGGGTTGGAACTTCCCCACCACATGCACCCCAAACAGGCGGCGTTCTTAACATGGTCAACGACCCGCGAAGCCCTGTACGGCGGCGCGGCTGGTGGAGGTAAATCAGATGCCCTACTCATGTCCGCACTCCAATACACCTGCGTGCCTGGATACTCTGCACTGCTCTTGCGTCAGACATATCCGCAACTTGCGGGTCCGGACGGGTTCATCGACCGATGCAATGCCTGGCTCGCCAACACCGACGCAACGTATGTCGGGACGAACAAAAGATGGACGTTCCCTTCTGGGGCGACTCTTTCGTTCGACCACTGCGAACGAGACGACGACAGGTACAAGTTCCAGTCGTTCGCCTACCACTTCGTAGGTGTTGATGAGTTGACCCAGTACAAAACCGACCGTGTCTACAGGTATGTCGGCTTTTCCCGTGTACGTAAACCGTCAGAAGCAGCCAACCTCCCGCGCTGCCCGAACTGCGGAATGAGTGCTGCCGATGTTCCGCTGCGAACCAGGGCAGCAACAAACCCCGGAGGTCCGGGCAATAACTGGGTGTACGAGCGTTTCATCTTGAACAAAGGAGACGACCGGAAGTTCATGCCAGCCCGCATCTCTGACAACCCGTCTCTTGATGCCGACACCTACATCAAGTCGCTGGACGAACTTGACGCAATTGAACGCGCCCGACTGCTTGACGGAAACTGGGAGGTCCGTGAAGAGGGAGGAATGTTTAAGCGGGAATGGTTCAACATCACCGGAGTGTTCCCAGAAGACATGACCAAGGTCCGCTATTGGGACTTGGCCGCCACCGCCGCAAAACACGGCACTGACCCCGACTGGACAGTCGGAGCGCTCGTTGGAATGAAGGACGGAAGATATTTCATCTTGGATATACGAAGGATGAGAGGCACGCCATACGAAGTGGAAAGGCTCATCCGCGCAACGGCAGACGAGGACGGAATCGGTACGCGAATCATCATGGAACAAGAGCCAGGCTCGTCTGGGGTCAACGTCATTGACCACTACTCGCGATTGGTGGTTCCGGGGTTCAACTTCAAGGGACAAAAGACCAACACGTCCAAAAAGGACAGGGCCGGAGTCTTTTCTGCCGCTGCAGAATCAGGCAATGTCATGGTGGCCCGAGGACCTTGGAATACTCCGTTCTTTGACGAGTGCGAAGTCTTCCCCTACGGAGCACACGACGACCAAGTTGACGCAATCTCTGGCGCGATTCTTTCCTTGACTCAGCGCAAGATGAAGCAAGTCAGAATCATCGTATGAAAAAATTTTCCCACAAGGGATATTGCGAAGGACGAGAAGAAAATTGCGGACACCTCAACTGTGGGAAGTTTGGAAATCTTTACCTTGAGGAAGGGCAAAAAGACGCCAGAGCAAGGCTGAAATACTGCCTAGATAAGCCAATTAAAATACGCGAACGCAAACTTAAGTCGACTCGACTCAACCCTGCATCCCAAAAGACGAGGAAGAACGCCGCAAAGAGGACAGAGGTTCGCCGTATAGTCCATCAACGCGACATGGGGTTGTGTCAGGCAAGATTCCTGGTAGGGTCGATTACGTGTTCAGGACCACTGGACATTGATGAAGTGATACCTAGGGGTCGAGGAGGCAACTACTTAGACCCGGACAACTGCCAGGTGCTGTGCCGAGCGCACCACCGGTGGAAGCATGACAACCCAGCCGAGGCTGAAAGGTTAGGACTCACGAAGTCTCTCCCGCCTCAGGCCTGACGTTAGGAGATACTTTGATTAGCAAAGAAGCAGTAATTGGCTTTACCCTATGGCTGGCAGCGGCGATAGGTGTCGGAACTGCCAACGGCGGAATCACCAGACAAGAGGCCTCCGAGCGACCTTATTCAAGGGTCTCGGTGGCCAGCCAGTCGATTCGGCAGACAGAATCCAATGAAACAATTGCGGCCCCCCGACCCGAGGCCATCCTCCAAGAGGTCTTCGTTTTCAACGAAAGAAGCGAGCGCGTCGCCAAACTTCAGGGATTCCTGGGGCTGACCGTCGACCAACATTACGGAAAGATGACAAGAAAGGCCCACCTCGCCGCCCTTCAGGCTGCCGGGATGGAGACTGCTTTTGTCCCCGCCGTCCCCAACCCGCTCATCACGGATGGCAAGAGGCGCTACAACATCTCAGATGACCCCACTCACCGATGCCCCCAGTTTGAGCCGCTGTTTCAGCAGTACGGACTGGAGCCCGTCGAGGTCTTCTCTTACATCGCCTACCGCGAGTCAAGGTGCAATCCAAAGGCTGTGAACGCCAAATTCGACTCCAAGGGCAATGTGATTTGGACCCTCAACAAGAACGGGTCGATTGACCGTGGCTTAGTGCAAATTAACTCCTGCTGGAAGACGGTCACCCAGAACGTCTGTGGGACGGGCCTGGAGGGGTTGTTCGATGTCCATTGCAATTTGAAGGTTGCCAAGCACATCATGGATAATTCGTCCGGCGGTCTGGCAAACTGGAACGTATGGAACAAGTGAGAAAACTCTTCACCAAGAACATCTACTTCTTCGTCGTCTATTCGGTCATTTCCGTGATTGGGATATGGGTGTATGAGAGAGTGATTCGCCCACGCAAGGTTCAGCGCGACATCCAAAAGGCAATCGATGAGATTCGCATGATGCGAGAAGAGCGAACCGATAATCTCGCATCGCTTTTCACAGGCACGAAAGACTCGATATCCAAACTGTAAGAACGAGCCCTCGTATCGGCTCACTCTTATAAGGTGTAGAAACCGCAGCGGTGACACGGTGGTTCAAATCCACCCGAGGGCACTCTGCGCTATCATTTGCCCAAACGTTCCACCCCATTGACAAGAACCCGCGGGTTCTTCGCCGCTCGTTAGCGATAGGTGGGGTGGTCATGAGAACTACTTCTATTCGATTTCGTCAAGTCAGAATGACCCGCATGAAAAGACGGACTAGGGCACTGCTTCTCGCCACTCTCGGTGTTGTCGCCCTCTCTGCGTGCGGTTACCAAGGAAGTTATCGTTACGAGTGCCAAGACCCAGAAAACTGGGAAAATCCTGAATGCAATCCGCCAGCCTGCAAGGTCAATGGGGACTGCTGGAAAGATTTGGTGGGTTACGAAGAGGAGCAGCCGTGAGCAATCGGATGACACCAGAGGAATTAGATGCGAGACTTAAGTTCGTTGTTGGTTGCATTCTTGGCGGAGTTCTCACCATCACTACCATCGGCGTCCTCTACGCGCTTGTCTTCGTTGCGCAGCCGATTGGCGTTCAGGCAGAAAACGACAAAATGTTCTTCGGAGTGTTGTCGTCGGTAGCCACCTTTATTACCGGTACTCTTGCTGGCCTCATGATTTCAACTGGTCGAAACAAAGAAACGAGCAGCGAGGAGGCGGCAAGTGAGTGAAACGTTGAGGGTCATTTTGGCGCTTCTTGTCGGCGGTGCCGCAGGATTTATCCTTGCCGCAAGAACGGTTCATTGCGAAAACTGCGATTGCGGGGCTGAGTAACCATGACTCTGGACGACTTCCTCAACACGAACTTTGGAGTGACCCTGGCCTTCGCGCTCACATGGGGTGCTGCAGTCTGGGCTTATCGCAAGAACACCGAAGACCATAACGCCCTGGGTGACAAGGTTGATGACGCAAAGAGCGAAATGCTTGAATCGGTAAGGCAACTTGGCGAGAAGATTGACGCAGTTCGTGAGGCAATCTCTCATCACGAGACTGTGTGGCATGCCCCAGAGCACGTGGAAGCAAAACCCAAGCGAAAGAGTGCCGCCAAGAAAAAGTAGGCATTGGTAATCTTTATGGAACAAGAACAAGAGAGGAAATCCTGGATGATAGTCGTAGCGACTACTATCCACGCCTACGTCATGGACAACCCAGACCACTGGGGCTCGTGGATGAAAAACGCCGAAAAGGTCAAAGCCGAATATGCAAAATTCGGAGACTGGGCTGGAGTCCAGTACTTTGCAGCAATACAAATGGACTCACGTGGACTGGAGCCATTCAAGCCATTTTTGGAAAGGCTCACCGAAATCGGTGGCGGCTTTTGGACATACACGCTTGATGATGGCAGAACTCAAGTAACCACAAAAAACAGAATCAGGCACATTGTTGCCGGTCAAAACCTTTGCAATGACTTTTCAATGTCAACTCACGGATGCACACACATGCTCTTCATGGCTGCTGATTGCATGCCGCCAGACGACATTCTGCCCAAGATGCTGGAGATGGACCATCCGCTTTGCGCACCATACATTCGCACATACAACCTTCGCGGAACCAAGATTGACAAATACCCATTTCCAGTTGAGGATGCGATGGCTTCGGCGGCGGCAATTTTCATGGATAGACGAGTTTTTTCTTCCATCAGATGGCGTTGGGATTTTGACAAAAACATGTCCGATGACCCATGTTTCCACCACGACGCACTTCACTACCTGGGAATACCGACATACGTCCGTCACGACTGCATTGCCAGACATTTTCCAGAATCGGTCGGCGCAATTGAGACTCGCGGACATAACATGATTGTTCACAGATGATTAAGCAACTAAGACCATTCCACGACAGCGAGGCGCTTGCCAGGATTTACGCAAAGCCTCATGACCACAGGATTTATGGACGTGGACACCATGTCCGAGTTGAGGTAACCAAGAACATCGTTCGCGATGCGATTTCAATGTCAAGAGGGAGCAGTATTGCCGACCTGAGTTGCGGAAACGGGGACATAGTTCGCTCAATGGGTTTGCAAAATATGTTTCTTGGTGACTATGCGCCTGGCTACGAGTTGGTCGGACCAATCGACAAGACGATAATTCAAATTCCGAAAGTCCACGTTTATGTATGTTCTGAATCGTTGGAACACGTCGAAGACCCTTTGCAAATCCTGAAACTGGTGCGTGACAAGTCCAAGTATCTTGTTCTTTCTACGCCAATCGAAAACTGGGAAGACACGAACGAAGAGCACTATTGGTCGTGGGACCGAGAAGGGATTGAAGAGTTGTTTTCTCAGTCTGGCTGGAAGCCCGACATGTTTCTTTTCCTCGACACAACAGTTTTTGGAGAGCCATACAAGTACGGAATTTGGGTCTGTAAGTGAAGATTCTGATAACCGGCGATGCCGGTTTTGTCGGTGGATACTTTCGCAAGTCCCTTGAAGGTCACGACATTGTCGGAGTGGACATCAAGAATGGTCTTGATGCCAGGAAATTCTTTGCTGAAGATGACACCAAATTTGACCTAGTCGTGCATCTCGCTGCCATAGTTGGAGGTCGTGCAACAATCGAGGGAGCACCTCTTTCTGTCGCTGTCGATTTAGCAATCGACTCAGAGTTATTCCAATGGGCTTTGCGAACTCGCCCAGGAAGAATTATTTACTACTCGTCATCCGCTGCTTACCCAATACACCTTCAGGCTGCTGGAAGCACGCACAGGTTGAAGGAGTCCGACATAGACCTTTCAGACATAAAGTCTCCTGACTACACATACGGGTGGGCAAAACTAACTGGAGAAATGCTCGCCAGTTATGCAGAAAAAGAAGGATTGAGAGTTCATGTATTTAGGCCATTCTCTGGATACGGAGAAGACCAATCATTGGACTATCCGTTTCCATCGTTCATCATGCGAGGAGTGCAAAGGCAGGACCCATTCCTTATTTGGGGTACTGGAAAACAAACGCGGGATTTCATGCACATGGAAGATGTTGTCGCAGCAACGCTGGAAGCAGTCAAGCAAGACGTTCCCGGCCCAGTGAATCTTGGGCTCGGAAGGGCCACCTCGTTCAATGAACTTGCTGAAATAGTCACCAAGCAGTGCGGATATTTCCCTTTCTACGAAAGAAAACTTGGAGCCCCAGAGGGAGTTCAATATCGGGTATGTGACCCTACAAAAATGCTTTCTTTCTATAAGCCAAAAATAACTTTAGAAGAAGGCGTATCAAGAGCAATTAAATATCTTTCATGAAAGTTGCTTTGGTGCACCGAAACCCGTAGGCTTTACTCAACCAATTGAAAGGCAAACCAAATGCTCAAATTCATCGTTTCACTGTTCGTCTCTGCCGCATCCCTGATGTCGCAGCCGTTGCCAAACGACAACGGGTACCGTCCCGCATGGGGTCTTGACAGAATTGACCAACGTCAATCAACGCTCAATGACAACTACACCTACAACCTGACCGGAGAGGGAGTCAACGTTTACGTTTTTGACTCTGGAATTACTTCCGGTCACGACGATTTTGAAGGGCGAGTAGATGCGGGCTTCAGTGTCATAACCGACGGATTAGGAACAGAGGACTGCGCAGGACACGGCACGCACACGGCAAGTCTCGTTGGTGGCAAGACCTACGGGGTGGCAAAGAAAGTCAGACTGATTCCCGTGCGTGTTCTGAATTGCAACAACAGCAACTCCTCAAGTGCAACGTTGTACCCGGCAATCGATTGGATTATTGAACACCACAAGCCAGCAACTCCGGCAGTGGTCAACATGAGTGTCGGCATGCCAAAATCTGAGGCGTTCAACGAGGCAGTCCGCAGGCTCATTGCCGACGGTCTCATCGTCGTTGGTGCCGCTGGTAATCAATCCAAAGATGCGTGCCTGTATTCCCCCGCTTCGGAGCCTTCAATCATTTCTGTTGGCGGAACAGACAAAACGGACCTCCGCGGGACTCAATCAAACTTCGGCTCATGCGTTGATTTGTTTGCTCCCGGCTGGGACCTTGTAGGCGCATGGACTGGAGGTGCATCCGTATACCGCTCAAGCAGCGGCACCTCAAATGCGGCACCAATCGTCAGCGGAATTGCTGCGCTTATGCTGCAAGAAAATCCAACACTCACCCAGTCCCAGGTAGAGGCAAATCTCAAGTCAACTGCCACAGCGGGAGCACTGTTCAACATTGGCGCAGGGAGTCCCAACCTTCTCGCCTACTCGCATTTTGCTGCTCAGCAAGTTGTACCAACGACGACAACGATTGTCACGACGACAACGACTGTTCCAGTTGCCCCTGTTCCAACCCCGGTCGTAACAACGACTACGGTCGTTCAGAACGTCACAACCACCACCGCTGCACCACAACCGCAACAGTTGGAACTGTCCTGTTCGAATCCAGCAGAACGGACGCGCTTCTACGGCGTTCCCTACGTTTGCGTGAACACCGGCAACCAGTTGATGTGGATTCCCCAGCGCTATTCGCCAGGACGTCCATAACTACTTGATTGGGCAAGCGCCTGTCGCGCAGTTGTCCAAGTCCAACTCTCCGTCGAACGACTTCTGCTGAAGTGGGATGGTGAAGTCAATGCCTGCAAGCATCTTCTCGTAATCCTCTTTTGAGCATGCCTCGTATGGAGGCAATGGGAAGTTGTGGTCGCTGTGAAGCAAGAACGACACGGATTTGACTCCATTGTCGTAGTTCTTTTCCAGCCACTCCTTCATTGATGCGAGTTCTTCCTTGCGGTAGTACACGGTCACCGAAACTGCGTTGTCAGCCCACACTGTCTGCATCTTCTTGACCCACTCCAACTGCTCAACTGCGGTCATGGATGTTGCGAGTACAGAGCCTTCCGGCGACATGCATGGGAAGTCAACGACGTAGCGAGTGTGGTCCTCGCGACCGTCAAGACCGATGTCCCATTGGACCTTGTATCCACGCTTACGGCAAGCGTCAACCAGCGGGTCTGCCGAGCCGAAACGCACGCGACGTACGTAATACTGCGCAAACGCTGGGTGGATTCCTGGGGTAACGCCGGGAAGCAGCGACAGTGTTCCGGATGGCTGAACAGTGGTCAAGCGGACGGAAACTGGCCAGCCCTTTTCCTTGGAGTATTTCTTGTCGAATGCTGCAAGGTTCTTGTACGCCTCATCAAGCCACTCCACCTTCTCGACAGGAACCTGCAAGATTCCAGTCACATTTTGACCCAATCGTGCGTTCTTCTTGACGATGTTGGTGGTCTTCTCGTACGGGTAAGCAAGGCGTGTAATTTGCTTTTGGACCTTGTAAAGAAGGATTGAGATTTCCTTCAGTTGCTCAAGGCTCTCAACGTTCGGCAAATAGATGGTCGCCAAGTTGCACGACTCTCCGTCAGCCAACGCAATCTCCGCACACGGGTTGAAACCCTCGATTGAGGGGTCTGGGTTCTTCTCGCCCAAGCGGCCGACACTGCGGGCCAATTTGCGATTAAGCAGTCCGTATGGCTCGCCAGAGCCGTCATAGCCCTTCCATAGTTCAGGCATGATTTCTTCGTATGAGTCGGCGTAGATGCTGTTGTTGCTGTTGGCTCGCCATGCCGGGATGGAGCCAGTAGCCCAGTTCTTGGCTCGCAAGAACAGAACGTCATCTGGGTCACCCATCGCAATCTGTGCAGAGCGACGTGACGAACCCGACACGACGATTCGCCCGATGATGTTGCAAATGTCAAGAACATCGATTGAGCGAAGTTTCTTGCCCACGCGACCGTCCAGTACTTTGCAGATGTCCGCTATGCCGTCGATGAGCGCACCAGGTCCAGATGCGGTACCACCGAAAGTCTTGAGTGGCGCACCGTACTCGCGGATAAGAATCGTGGAGTAGGAGAAGGACTTACCAGTCTCAAAGTACGACTTCAAGACTGCGTGCAAGAGTCGCTTCCAACCGTGACGCGAATCAGGGACAATGATGTCGGCGTCATTGCTGCGCTCATGGGTGATGCTCACGCCTGACTTGACTTTTGGAAGGTCATGAATCTTTGCCCGCTCCACGGAGAATCCGACGCCACCGCCAAGCATGAGATACTCAAACAGGAGTTCAAAATCCTCAATCTTTTCAATGTTTGTGAAGTAGCAGTTGTTTAACGACGACCCGTTGAATTTCTGAACGAGTGGCGTTCCAAGTTGCCAAAGTGCTCGGCCGGAGAATGAGCAGCGCAAATTGAACATGTGGTCGAAGAGAGCCTCTGCTTCTTCCTTCGTGTACTCGACTCCAATTTCGTGAGCACCGTTAACCACGCGCTGAAGAGTTTCAGTCCAAGTTTCATTGTCGCCGTTCTCCTTCTTGCGACTATAGGTGCGCAAGAAAACGATTTCTCCCATGCCGTTAAATCCCCAAGGAGCAAGTTTTTGGGAATAGGAGTCCACAAAGGACTGGTCTAGCAATGTCATAAAGTAACCTTCCGTATGAGTTTGAGCCGAGTAGGTTAGTGCAGGCTAGTTACTACGGTCGTCTAATCGTTGTGTATGCGGCTATGATTTCTGTATGGACGTAACTTCTTTTGATAAGCAGGCATTCATGGACTTCAACCAGTATCAATTCAGGTCAAGCCTCACGGCAAAGTATCCACAGGACAGGGCTGTTGAGTATTTAGTTCTTGGCCTTGCATCAGAAGCGGGAGAAGTTGCCGGCAAGTACAAGAAGATTATTCGCGACAAAGACGGAGTAATGACCGACGAAATGAAGCAGGACATGTCCGATGAAATTGGAGATGTGCTTTGGTACTGTGCTCAACTCGCCAAAGCGCTTGACAACAGTCTTGGTGCCATTGCGGCAAACAATCTTGCAAAACTTGAATCGCGCCTTGAGCGAGGCAAGATAAGTGGTAGTGGCGACAAGCGATGACTGTGATTAGCCTGTGGACATCAAAATGAGCAAGCAAGATAAAATAAAAGAGACCCTTGAGATTCTCGCTGATGCGGTTGAAAAATCAGAGGAAGCCAATTCTGAATTCACAGTCAGGATTCATTCCACAGTTCTGCGTGATGCCTTGGAGTCGATTGAGACATGGAAGTTGATAGCCGAAGAATTTGCCAGGTCGATAACGGTAACGCAGGGCGAGATAAAGCCAAAGATTGCGGTCGATATTGAAAGATTTCTTGCGGCTCAGTGGACGTACAATCAGGTGGCAAGTGAAGATAATCCGCTATAGTGGTACAAACAACAAATCGGAGGACTAATGTCCAAAATTTCAGGAATTGACCTTGGTGACCCCAACAAGCCCTTTCAGGTATTTGGAAGTCAACTTGGAGGGCGCGACCAAGCAATAACCGTGCAACGTCCCAGTGCAAATATCAACAGGGACAAGATTGCTGCTCTTTCCAAGAATCTGAGTGCGCACATGAAGCAGATTCGTGCGACCATCGACAAACTTGAGGTCATGCAGGAGATGCTGACGGTCGATGATGACACCGACTCAATCGTGATGGACAAGGGTTTCGCTGACGAATACGAAACGCACGTCAAGAAACTGAAGGAATTGTTCGAGGAAGTGCTCAGGGCCTCGCAGCAATAGTGGCAACGAAAAAGAAACCGGCGCGGCAAAAAGCCACGTCCAAGAACAAGACAGAGACAAAGTGCGAGATTGACCTCATAGGCGGAAAATACGACGGTCAAAAATTTGGTGTGGTTTTCCCGACGCCCAAATACATCGTTTTATCCCTTGGCACGGAGTTGTACGAACGCCAAGACCCTGATATAGTGATAGACGCAACATACAGGTACACAGACAATTGGGTCGCTTACAGAGAGTGGCTCAAGGAACAGGCACAGAACATCTAATGACGAATCCAAAAGTTCAGACCGTAACGGTCAGCGGATATCGCTACTACAAGCATCCAAGCCTCAAAGTGCAGGCACCTTCAGTCACGTCAATCATTGACATGCTGCCGGCGCCATTCTTGCGGCAATGGAACAGCAAGGTCACCGCTAACGCTGCCGTCGACAACATCGAGTACGTCAACGAACTCATCATGGCGAACAAGCAAGAGAAAGCACGCTTGTGGCTCAAGGCTGCTCCAGAGCGAGAACTGTCCATCGCTGCGGATACTGGAGACCGCGTACACAAAGCGATTGAGAACAGAATTGCCGACCCATCAGCACCATACGACCACGACCTCGAACCATACATTCAGAACTTTGACCAGTTCTGTGTTGAGTACGAACCAGAGTGGCTTCATGTAGAGCGGTCTGTTTTCTCAATCACGCATCTTTACGCCGGCTCATTTGACGCGATAGCAATGATTCGCAACAAAATGACATTGCTTGACTTCAAGACGACACGCTCAGGCATCAGCGCAAAAGTTGCGCTTCAGTTGGCTGCGTATTCCAGGGCAGACGAAATGTTCGACGACAACATGAACTCCATGCCGCTGCCAGACATTCAACAGGGTGCCGCACTTTGGCTCAGGCCAGACAAGTGGGGATTCTTTCCGCTTCGGATAGAAGACGACATCTTCGACACATTCCTTGCCCTGCGCAGAACATTTGAATGGGAAGCCCGTCAATCAAAGACGGCAATGCTCGCACCAATAACTTACGAAAGGCAACAATGAGCACTATTGGAACAGAACCAACCACGTGGAATCAAGCAGCGTCCAGAGTGATTGTTGACGCGATGCTTGATGCCTCACGTCTTAATCACAACGGGACGCTAGAGACTTCAACTTGCCAGGCAAGCATCATTAACGTGTTCGAGCAACTCGTTGACGATGTATTCCACTCCGAAATCCCAGGTACGGATTTTGTGCGAAGAAATATGTTCTGTTCATTGGCAGCCAATGGCATCATCGGCTATTCCAACGAAACACAGGTTTCCGTCGACAAGGCGGGAATACAACTGCTGCAGACCGTAATTGGTAAGCAGCGGATGTACGGACACGGCAACATTGCACGCTTCGGGGTTCCGGGGCTCGTAATTCGTCTTAACGACAAATTAGAGAGACTCAAGAACATCCAAAAGCACGATGGCCCGGTTCTGTTTGAACCACTGCATGACACATGGCTTGACATTTGCGGTTATTCCGTGATTGCGGTCATGTGGATGAGCGACTGGTTCATGCTGGAACTGGAAGCCGGCCAACAATAAACATCAGGTACATAGGAGATAAATATGACAGCACAGGTAACAGTGGTCGGGAATCTCACTGCAGAGCCCGAAATCAAGACCACTAAGACGGGGAGCAGTGTCCTCAAGGTTGGCGTAGCAGTCAACCGTCGCTGGAAGAACAAGCAGGACGAATGGGAAGAGGAAGTCTCTTTCTTTGACGTCAACGCTTGGGGCGAACTGGCAGACAACGTTGCTCAAAGCCTTTCCAAGGGCTCGCGAGTAATCGTCTCCGGAAGGCTTGAGCAGCAGAGTTGGGAGAACAAGGAAGGTCAGAAGCAGTCCAAGGTCGTCTTGGTCGCCGATGACATCGGTGTCTCCCTGCGCAAGGCCCAGGTAACCGGAATCAACAAGACCGGTCAGCAGGCGCAGCAGCAAAAGCCAGCGCCAAAGGGCAACACTTCCTGGGACGACGAGTCGTTCTGAAGTAAGACTTACACCAATGGTGGTGCGAACACCTTTCCGGGTGCCAGCACTACCATTGGTGTAGTTTCATAAATATGGAAAAGTTGTCTGTTGGCACGGCAAAGGATAAGTCATGGTTCTAGGAGCAATCATCGCCGCGGTACTTGCGATAGGCGTGTTTTTTGCGAGCAGATTTGTTCTTTTCTCAGACCGTGAGAGAGTTTCGATGTCGGTGCTGTTTGCTGGCGGGACTTGCATTTCCACTGGTGGATTCATGGTGGGACCAGAAGTTGGATTTTTTGTAACTGGCGCTCTTTTGATTTTCTTGAGCCTCTTGCTTGCGTATGAAAACGAAGGTGAATAACGGTGGCATTCTTTAAGACTTTCAACAGGGCAGGCGCTGACGGATTCGTCGGGCTCACAGAAAAAAAGCGTTATGCGACAACCGGATATAGCCGCCCAGGAGAGCCATACAAGGACGGTTGGGATGTTGAACGTGGAATCAACCAGGCTCTTGACCGCGTGGTATGGGTATATAAAGCGGTTTACGCAATCGCCTCCAATGCAGCGTCACTACCGCTCGGAATACGAGTCGATGACTGGCGCATCGGTGAACTGACCTGGGAAGACCCGATTCTCAATCTTTTGAATCGCCGCCCCAATAAAAACACTGACGCCTTCTCGTTCAGGTTCATGCTCTCCTCGCAGGTGCTTTTGTCCAAGAAGGGCGCGTACGTAGAAGTTACGCGAAACAGGCTTGGTGATGTGACCTCGTTGTTCCTTCACCAGCCGCAGTATGTATTCCCAATTCCAGACCCAGTCAACTATGTCTCTGGCTATGCGGTTGAATATCCAAATACTCCGCGCAAAATAGTTGAGCCGGAGAACATGCTGTGGATTCGTGTTCCGCACCCGATTGACCCCTATAAGGGCCAGACACCACTGGAGTCTGCTGGACTTGCGATTGAGTTTGATTACTACTCGCGCGTCTATAACCGTAACTTTGTCATCAACGACGGCCGCCCAGGTGGAATGTTGGTAATCAAAGGCGACATGGAAGAAGAGCAGAGCGAAGAAATCGCTCGCAGGTTCCGTGGAACGACTGGCTCAAACATCGGTGGTGCGGGTCGAATCACCGTGCTTTCGGCAGAAGACGCAAGTTTCATTGACACTGCTGTCAATCAGCGTGATGCGCAATACACAGAAGCGCGAATGCAAAACAAGGAAGAAATTCTTCTTGCGTTTGGCGTCCCGGAGTCGGTGATTGGAAACGCTTCAGGTCGCACGTTTGCAAACGCAGACGTTGAACTTGAAGTGTTCTGGCGAGAAACGATGCTTCCGCATTTGACACTCCTTGAGCGTGCATTTGACATCCTTGACGATGACCCAAATACTTACTTCTCTTACGACCTTTCGTCTGTTGCCATTCTCAGCCGCGACGACAGAGAGCGCGCCAAGTTCCATCTTGAGGAACTAAAGCAGGGCGCAATCAGCATTGATGAATACCGAGAACTGACTGGCCGAGAAGGCGTCGGTATGGACGACTTGCTCGTGCCGACCAACTTGTCGCCGGTGGTCATGTCTACCGATGGCAACGGGGCACAGCCTGGGGAGCGGGTAAACCCGAATCAAAATCCTGGTCGTCGACCAAATGACGCTCCCGATGCGGCAGTTCCTTCTGCGGGAGCCAATGCGCCATCTTCCCCGCAGGTTGATACCGACAACACCAATGACCCAAATCCTCGCCCTATTTACGCTCCAGCCATGTCGGAACTTTCCATCCCCGAACCAGAGGCGACCAAGGAAACGGTCAACATTCAGCGCAGGACCCGCCAACTGGACCGACTTGAGGCCAGTGTGACCCTACAAATCGCTTCCTACTTCAAGCGCCAACAGCGTGTGGTGATGGAAAAAGCAGGCTCCAAGAAACTCAAGGAGCGTTGGGACTCAGGCGAAAAGATTGAAGTGGACGATTTCTTTGATATCGATATCTGGAATGGGCAGTTGGAGACTGACGGTAAGACGTGGATTTCAGCCGTATTCCTTGACGGCGCAATCGACATTGCCGGAGAAGGTTTCGATAAGTTGGACATGCAGGGCAAGGCTGTCCAGGAATTGATTGCCGACAGAATCAGCAATCTCCTGCTCGTGAACCAGACCACAAAAGTCAACATGCAGAAGATGCTTGATGCCTTTGCTGGACGCCCACACGCCTCCTTTGTCGCCGAACTGACAAAGTGGATGTCAGACTCCTTCTCCAAGAGAATTAAAACAATTGTCAGGACTGAAGTGTCCGGAGCGTTTAATGCCGGTCTACTCTGGGCGGCCCTTCAACTTGGCTACACGAAGAAGACTTGGGTCCATTCGAACGATGAGGACGGGCGTGCAGAACATCATCATGTCTCCAATGTGACGATTGGAATCGCAGATAATTTTGATATCGAAGGCAAGTCAGTTCGCTTCCCGGGCGACTTCGTCGGCGATGGCACTTCAGTTATCAACTGCCGCTGCACATTGGCGTTTGCTTAGCCTATACGCCAGGTTTAGTTACCCTGGACGTCTGCTCAATGTATAATCGCTCGCCAGGAGGCTAGATGGACCGCAAGAACGTTCCAGTTTCATCAGTTCGCGGCTTGAGCGAAGCAGATGGGATTGTAGAGGCAATCGTCTCCGTCACCAATGTCGTTGACTCTGTCAATGATGTCATCGAGCCTGGCGCGTATAAAAACACGCTACGCAAGCGCAATCCAAAAGGTGTGTGGTCTCACGACACAAACATTCCCGTTGCAAAAACTTTGAAAGTTGAAGAATTGATGCCCGGCGACCAGAGACTGCCGGAAGATTTGCGACAGCAAGGCGCTGGGGCATTGCTAGTGAAGATGCAATTTAACTTGAACACGAGTCGTGGTCGTGATGCTTTCTATGATGTTCAGTTCTTTGCAGAAGAGCAGGAATGGTCAATCGGTTATTCGGTTCCGGAAGGCAAGTCGACAACTGACGAAAAGAGCGGAGTGCGATTTATTAAGGCTCTTGAACTTTACGAATACTCGCCAGTCATTTTTGGCGCTGCTCCCAACACGCGAACTCTTAGCGTGAAAGATGATTTGACAATTGACGAAGAGAAGGCCTCACCAGAAGATGTAATGGTGGGTACGCCTGTCTCCTTCTCCGTCCCCAAGCCCCCCGACCAGACTGAGTCTGCTCACGGGATTGTCGAAAGAATTGCTCGCTCTGGAGAAGTGCGCCTACCAAACACATCTGAAACGCTTGAAGCAACTAGCGACGACCCAGTAGCCACCGTCCGCGTTTACGCGCGCATGGAGGATGGTTCGCATGAGCGAACAGACCGTCGCGTTATCAAGAATGTTTCAAAACTGCGCGTCATTGAAGACTTCCGCGAAGACGAAAAGGAATACGCAGAGTACGAAGAAAAAGCCGGCAAGTATGACGACCTTGATTTTCGCATTCCTTCTGGCGTCAAGAAGCAGGCTCAAATTGGTCTTGACTGGTCAAAGGAATACAACCGTGGTGGTACTGCCGTTGGCAAGAACACCGCTCGCTATCTCATCAATAACAGCGTTGCCGGACCAGAAAAAGTGCGACATATCGCACGGTACTTCCCGCGCCATGAAGTTGACCTTCGCACACCATCCAACAGTCGACCCGGCGCAGATGGATACCCGGGCGCTGGCCTCATCGCTTGGAAGTTGTGGGGCGGAGATGCCGGCAAGACATGGTCAATGAAACTCGTCGAGGCAATGAATCGCCGTGACCAAAAATCACTTGAGGAAGAACTTGAGCAAAAGGCACCAGCAGTTTCCGCTTCAGTGGAAAAGACATTGCGTCAAAAAGTTGCAGACCATAACGAAAAGTACGGAGACAGTGCTGGCAAGCGCGCGACATACGCGATGCTCGCCGCCTCATATCGTCGCGGCATAGGTGCATACCGCACCAACCCGTCGTCTGTCCGTCCGTCTGTTTCTTCCGCAGAGCAGTGGGCGATGGCTCGCGTAAACGGTCTTTTGTATGCGCTGCGAACCGGCAGGTTCCGCCGCAAGCCTTATGACACCGACCTTCTGCCATCCGCTCATCCTTTGAGCACGCGCAGCAAAGATATTTACACCGATATGCCCGAAGGCGAGCCGAGTGCATTTGGGGAGCCGCAAGGACTCAACCCTCCACGACGTCCACGTCGTCGCCGTCGTCGCACGGACGAAGGCAAGCCGTATCGCATCTCGCGCAATATGGAAGGCTGCAGCGGGTATGCGGTTGTCAAAGAAGGTGAAAACTCACCGGTTCCTGGCGGCTGCCACGAGACACTCGGCGAGGCTCGCCGACACATGGCTGCCCTGTATGCGGCAGAGACGTCAAAGTCAGATGATGTTGATACGGAGTCAAAGATGTATGAGCACGGAAGATTGCATCCCAACCTGACAGCAGATGAACAGGCTTTGCACGACGCCCTCATTCACATTGCCGACGTGCACGGCAAGTTTGATGAGGATGGCTCTGGAATCTGGGCTGGGTATGAAAGCCCTGCAGAAAATGATGAGAAGAGTATTGGCGTTAAGTGCGCCAACTGCACCCTGTATCAGGGTGATGGTGTTTGCTCGATTATCAAGCAAAAAGTCAATGAAAATGGCAAGTGCCGTTTTGCTGTCATTCCCGACGGAGTGGTGGAGTGGAGCGGCATGAAGTCATATGCCGCTGCCATCGATGAGTGGGAGCAGAGCGAAGAAGGAATCGACTGGGACGCCATTGAGGCAAAAGCAGACGGCGGTCCGATTCGCTCACACTCCTCTGCCGTACGCGATGACACACCGATTGACCGCAGTGCAATTCTTGCTGTTCGCTCCCCGGAAACCCCAGAGTATTTCCGAAAGATTTTTGCGTATCAAACACCAAAGACTGACGGAACCAGAAAGACCCACTACACCTTCATCCACCATCACATTTCAGAAGATGGTCGACCTGGCGCAGCAGCAATGTCTGAACTTCGTGTTCAGATGTCGGTGTTGAACGGCGCTCGCGGTGGTACTATTTTGCGCGGAGCAGACCGAAAGGCAGTTTACAATCATCTTGCCCGTCACTATCGTGACGGAGGAACCACACCACCTTCTTTGAAGTCTGACGAGGAAGTGGATAATCTGATGATTAAGGCTGGATACATTACTGAGCCGCTTACGAAAGCAGAAGTAGATGAGTGAAGAGCAAGAAGTAGAACTGAAAGAAGCCGGACCCAACGGTCGCGTCGTCCCTGTTCACTCCACTTCGGTCGATTTGAGTTCTGCATGGGACCGAACTGCGCAATTCAAGAAGATGCGCTCCCCGGCGACTGCTGACTACTACAACGATATTTTTGCTTTTCAGTTGCCAAACACAAAGGGAACTCGCAAAACTCACTACTCTTTTATTCACCACTTTGTCGGGACAAATGGTGCTGCAGGCGCAGCCTCTGGCCGGGCATTGGCAAACTCAGTTGCCGTCTTGAACGGCGGACGCCAAGGGACTGTTCTCCGTGGTGCAGCGCGACAGGGCGTGTACCGCCATATTGCTGCTCACTACAAGGACGCAGATAGGGAAGCACCAGAACTGAAGTCTGACGAGGACGTAGATGCAATCATGATGTTTAAGGGTCTTATCTCCGCCCCATTGGCAGAAACACTGGACCTGACCATCAAGGGTCTGGAGGATTTGGACAACATCATCGATGTCGAGAGCGATGTTTCTTGGTTTGACGGGGAACAAGAAATAAAGGGCATCGTTGTCGAGGCCGATGATGATGTCGCCCTCGTAGAGGAAGTTGACGAGACTGGCGAGCGCACCGGCGAGTTGTATGAACTTGAGTATTCAGAAATAAAACTCCGAACATTCGTGGTTATGGAAAAAGCAGATGACATGCCAGAAAAGGGCGCAATCGTTTCTTGGGACACCTCAAAGGGCAAGTACTACGGCGATGTGGTTGAGGTCGTAACAGACGGGATGGCCCGCGGCGAGCCTCAGGGCCTTGAAATCGAGGGCACGGAGGAGAATCCTGCCTTTATCGTCAGGGTCTGGATGATGGAGGAATACGAGGAAGAAGAAGACGAGCCAGAGGACGACGAGGACATGGAAGAGTCCTCAAAATCGACCAAATCAGAGGGCGAATGGCACTCAACCAACGTAACCGTCGTCGCCCGCGGCGACGCCCTGAAGGTAGAGGAAGCCTTGCCCACCGGGACCGAAGAAAGTGACTACGATAGTGAAGAAGAAGATGAGGAGACAGCAATGAAGAGCATCGACCCAGAGTTCAGCGCGCTTGTCAAGCGTGTCATCGAGCAGAACGCCGAAGTTCTGAAGCGTCTCGCAGAGTTGGACAGCGAAGAGAAGTCAGACGCAGTCGAAGAGACTCCTGCCGTTGAAGAGACTGTCACCGAGGAAGTGAAGTCAGAGGAAGTTGCAGTCTCAACTGAGGAAGTCATCGCAGAAGAGACACCAGTCGTTGAAGCAGCAGCCGAAGAAGTCAAGTCAGAAGAAGTTGCGGTTGAAGCAGTTCAGGAAGAGCAGCCAATTGTTGAAGAGAAGGCCTCCATTTCGTTTGACGAACTCAAGGAGTTCCACAACTTGCTGAAGGAAGTCACCAAACAGTAACCACGCATGTGTTAAACTCTCCATGGGCGGATTTACCAACCATGGAGGCACATGGACTTCTACGAAGAATGCAAATCGGATACCAAGCAGCACAAGTCGCTAAAAGTCGACAATCTGCTTGCGTCGTTAAATAAAAAAGATGCTGAGAGCCTCAAGAAGGCTTTGTTGGACCCAGATGTTCCCACTCGTGCGATTGAGCGAGTTTTGCTCAATAACAAAATTGAATGCGGTTGCTGGGCAATAAATCAATGGCGTAAAACTAACGGGATTACGCTCCGCTCTTCTAACGCTATTGGAGGGAAATAATCATGCCATTGTCAGACGACATAAACAAAGTGTCCGAGAAATCACACATTGAGGCAGTTGCAAAACTGCTCAAGGACCACAACATCAAGCCAGACGAAGTCGGCTCAATCAAATCGATGAGGGTTGGCAAATGGCAGACGGTCACCAAAGATGAGGCCGGTGAAGCACAAATTCACGACCTCAAAGGCGCAAGTCTCGTGCTTAGCCCCAAATGGGATTCGGGTCCCGAATGGCCAGTAATCGTTCCTGGTCCAAAGCACAACATTCCAAAAATAAAAGCAAAGTCTCGCAAGACGAAAGAGTGGGAAACCGCAGTCATCTTGCCAGACATGCAGATGGGCTACTACAAAAAGTCATTGGAGCAAAATGCGCAGTTGGAACCAATCCACGACGAGAAGGCAATTTCAATTGCACTGAAACTCGTTGAGGATATGAACCCAGACCAAGTTGTGTTGTTGGGGGATAACCTTGACTTCGCCGAGTTCGGTAAGTATTTGACTGCTCCGACTTTCAAGCAACTTACGCAAGCGACAATTGACCGCGCAACGCTTTTGTGCGCACAGATTCGCGCTGCTGCACCAAACGCAAAGATTACTTGGATTGCCGGAAACCACGAGGCACGACTTGCAAGATACGTCCAAATGAATGCTGAAGCAGCGTTCGGTCTTACACGCGGGAAACTCAACGACGAACTGCGCGACAACTGGCCTGTTCTGTCCGTTCCGAACCTGTGTCGCATGGACGAATTCCAAGTGGAATATTTGTCCGGATACCCAGAGTCGTTCCTTGCGCTGAATGAGAATCTCATCATCAGACATGGTGACCGAGTGACTTCAAATGGGTCAACCACGACCAAGTACCTGAATGATGCCCACAAGTCAGTCATCTATGGACACATTCACAGAGTTGAGGTTGCATACCGAACGCGAGTCTCAGAGGCGGGCCCGCGAACAATCATGGCGGCCAGCCCTGGTTGCTTGTGCAGAATCGACGGCGCAGTCCCGTCAACCAAGTCTGGCTCTGACGAGTTCGGTCGACCATTGATGCAGGGTGCAGAGAATTGGCAGCAGGGTCTTGCTGTGGTTCAGTATCAGCCCAAGGGCGTCAAGGAAGAGTGGTTCAATTACGAACAGATGTGGATTTACAACGGGAGGGGCATCTTTAGGGGTGTCGAGTATGCGGCCTGATTTTCAGGACGACAGTGATATCCAGTTCCCAGTAATCACCATCTCGGTCTCCCATGATGACCTGGATGAGCCGATTCACGTGGATTTGGGCTCCATACCCCCGTTTGTTGCTGCGGCTGTCCTTGACAAGGTGGCATCAATACTCAAAGCAGCCACCCCAGCCCCCAAAATCAGTTTCAAGGGGAACGTGTTGGTCGAGCCATTCAATACCAACTCGGTGACGATGATTGACAACCTGTTTGATGTCTTCCTTGACGAGGATGATAAGGATGAAGAAGAAGACGACTAGCGCCTGCTTGACAACCTGTTTATGTTGTAGCATACTCTGTCACGGCGAGGTGCTTACCTTGTCGTCCTATAAGTTACAAACACTCTAAAAAGGAGTACCTACTATGGCTATGGACAGCCGTTTGAAGGAACTTAAGGGTGCACTCAAGGATGTCCTCGCACAGAACGACGCAATCGTCGACCATGTCGAGGCCAACCGCGAAGAGGGCGGCCCTGAAGTTCAAGTTGAAGCAAAGCATGTCGAGGCGTTCCGTTCGGGACTTGCCAAGGCTCGCGAAATCCGTTCAGAGATTGAGGCCCTTGAGGGTCTTCAGGAAGTCAAGGCTTGGGCCGCCGGTTCGTCGGCTCAAATCTCGACTGCCCAGAAGTCGCTCTACTTGCCTGGTGACGAAAAGAAGTCACTTGGTCAGCGCTTCGTTGACTCTGACGAGTTCAAGAGCATGGGCAATGGCCGCAATGGTTACACCATGCATGCTCCGTATCAGGTGAAGGACATCTTCACTGCATTGCCGACAGGCACCCCTGGCGACTTCGGTACGCCAGTTCGCGAAGGCATCGTGGAGCGCGCAAAGCGTGCTATGCGAGTCCGCGACCTGTTCCCGGTGCAGCAGACCAACACCAACATGATTGAGTACTTCCGCGTCAGCGGATTTACCAACAACGCGTCGACAGTTGCTGAGCGCTCGGGTTCGCCCGCCGTGTTCACAGCCAAGCCGCAGTCATCCATGACCGTCGTGGGTGTGCAGGCTCCGGTCCGCACAATCGCCCACTACGAGGTTGCCCACCGCAACGTTCTTGACGATGAGCCCACACTTCGTGGCATCATCGACAACGAGTTGCTCTACGGCCTCCGCCTCGTGGAAGATGACCAGATTTTGAACGGTGACGGAACAGGTTCAAACCTGACCGGTATCCGTGAGACATCGGGCATCCAGACTCAGGTGTGGAGCGATGGCGTCGCTGGTGACACCCGCATTGACGTTATCCGTCGTGCAATCACCAAGTCGTTGCTCGCCTACTACGAGCCAACGGGCATCATCGTTCACCCGAACGACATGGAAGACCTCGAACTGACCAAGGATGCCGAAGAGCGTCACTTGATGGTCATGTCGGTGTCGCTTGGTGCAGAAGCACGCCTGTGGCGTCTGCCGATGGTCGCCACTCCGGCAATCACCGAGGGCTACGCTCTCGTTGGTTCGTTCGGTATCGGCGCCACGCTGTACGACCGCATGGAAGGCAACATCCGCGTTGCTGAGCAGCACAGCGACTTCTTCATCCGGAACGCAGTTGCGATTCTGGCCGAAGAGCGTCTTGCTCTTGCTGTCAAGCGTCCGGAGTCGTTCGTCGAGGTTGAATTCGACGCAGCGCCCTGATTCTGAGCAGTCAGAAAAGATTGGCCCGGGGGGAAACCTCCGGGTCTTTCTTTTTGTATCGATGATGGGTTATGATGTAGTCATGACACACGTAATCGCACCACGAGATATCTTCGAGACCCACAACGGCGTTGCCGTCAAGGTCAAGAGCCGAGGCGACCGGATGACGGTCGAAGAGGCGAAAAAGTACAAAGTCCTTCCAATCACTGTTTCGTCTGTCGCAAATATCGAAACGAAGTAGTCCGTGGACGAGTCCGAGAAAGACGGCTCCACGTCCTATGACTTCTCCGGCGCATGGGAGTTTCCCAACGCTTTCGCAGTAATCAAAATGGGCATCTTGAAGATGTTCATGAATAGGGAGGACTTCTCCCCAGAAAACCCGTACGAGCAACTTATCTCAATAGTTACCGCAACTGGAATGATTCATAGCGCTTACGAACTTGGCAAAAATATCGAGATTAGGTATGGCTGGGAACTCCTGGATGACGAAAACATCATTATGCACTCCTGTTACGGAACCGTGGACAAGATTGACATAAGGATTAAGGCTGACGAACCTGGATTCTTGCTGGATATGGGGGATGACGATTACGCGGCTTTTGCCTACAAGGATGTCTTCTGGGTTTGCGAGGCAAAGTAAGCCAATTTCAATAATTTTCGTTGCTGGTGTATTATCGGCCGCATGGCCATTCTCACTCCGGGCGACTTAGAGATATATATGGGCAAGACCTTTACGGATGCCCAAGAAGACGCCGCACAGTCAATTCTTTCGAGCCTTGAAGCCGAACTTGAGTACTATCTCAACCGGCCCCTAGGTGCTCGTGTTTATACCGAGGAAGAACACAAACTTGTCCCTGGACAACGACAAATATTCTTGCGCCATGCTCCTGTTCAGAGTGTGACATCGTTTTATGTAGGAATGCCTGGTGAGGAAGTGCAGCAAAACATTGCTGACTTTGACATCTTTCCTTGGGGTATTGACAACATTCGGATTGCCGGAACGGGCAATCAGGCCTTGGTTACCTACAGCGCAGGAATGACGAGTACCGACACGGTAGCCCTAGAAAGAATTGTTTATTCTGCTGCTACCAGGGAGATGGGTAAATACCTGATTGATGCACAGGGCCTTGCTCGTCTCAATGTTGAGGGTACCGATTACATATTTCCAAATGCTGGAGAAGGAGGCTTCACGCAAGCAGAACTGAATTCTGTAAAGCGATTCAAGAGAAGGGTCATCGCTTAATTATGCGTGGGGCGGCTACGGCAATCGTCATTCGTAATATGAACGCAGAGTTCGCCGACTCTTCTGCCGAAGACGAAGGCATCTGGACGAATGGTGGCAATGACACAACCATCTATGGTTCTGTTCACCAGAAAATGTCAGAAGAGGTTAACGAATCAACTGTCGGACAGTTGAGCGAGCAGAGGAACATAATCTGTCGCATACCCCTTAGCGCATCTGTCACCTACGGAGACCAGATAGTTATCGCCGATGTGAATCCAGTAATCAACGGTACTTACGAAATCGATTCTTTGATGTACACGAAGACTCATGTCCGGGCTGAATGCAGAAGGACGTTGCGCTGATATGGCAAAGACAACACCTACGCAAAAAGTATATAAAGCGTTGGAAGGCGTTGATGCCTCAATAAAAGGCATGGTGCTTGCCGGCATTTGGCAGATGCGACAAACGTCGGGCAAATTGGCAGATATGGGCAAAAAAGCCGTACTGGTATCAATTTTGAAAAAGGGAAGTTACAAGCCATATTACAAAAAAGGACGCAAGAGATATTCATCGCACCCGGGCAGTCCGCCAGCAGCAGAAAGAGGCGAAGAACTAGAGCCGACAATATACGCAGAAACAAAGAGCAAGAACAATCAGAACCCTGCTGTTGCTGAATTTGGTTCTACTGCACCGTTTGCGCGCAAGTTGGAGTTCGGCACACCATCATTACCAGCCCGACCGTTTATGCTCCCGGCACGACAGACCGTTGCTCAAATTGCCAGACAGGTGGTTATGACTGACCTCGGACGTGCTTACGCAAAAAAGGCAAAGAAGATGAAGGCTCAAGAAATCAAGTTTGAGTTGGGGTTGTAATGGCATCGACAGGTGGCGCAATCCGAACCGCTCTGGTTGATGCGGCTATAACCGGCATCTCTTCGCGGATATACAGGGACATTGCTCCTCCGGAGACGACGTACCCGTACGTAACGATAAGCGATGAGATAACAAATCAACCTGCTCTCCTTGGCGACAAAAGAGTTCTGGCCAGAAGTAGGCAGTTGCGTGTCAATCTTTGGCAACTGCGCACAGAAGAAAGCGTCGGATTGATTGACGAAATTGTTGCCGCCCTTGACTCTGCCAATATTTCTGCAAACCAGTACGTTTATGGAGTTAGGGTGTTTGACATTCAAAGGCAGTTTGATTCAGAAGATGATACAATTTTGCACGCAATAACCCTCAACGTGATTCAAAAGGCCGAATAATGGCATTTACACAAGTAGTCGTAACCGGAACGTACCTTGAGAGCGGTACTGGCACGCCGAGAGATGGGCGTGTCACATTTTTGGCCACAGCGCCAATGCGTCAAGCATCGATAAACCAGACAATCGCTCCCACGGAAATAACTGCCACATTGAGTGCTTCGGGCTCTTTTTCAGTCACGCTTTATGCAACAAACGACACTGACACTGAACCAAAAGGTGTAACCTACGAAGTGACAGAGCGCATTAAGGGCGCTGCGCTAAACAAATATTTCATTTCCCTTGA